TTTATGTCCATCACATGGAAATAGATTCAATGTTTGATTTTATTAATCAAAGAATATCTAGTCCTCCAGAGTATTGGATTAATCCTAAAGATTTACCAGGGAGTATTACTGGTGGATTTTTAGAAGTTTTTGTAGATTACGACACTTACACATCAATCAGAGAAGTATCAGAACATTCTAATTGGTCTGATCTATAATATCTACTATATTCATAGAGATATAATCTATAGCCTAGGGAAACTTTTATATTTAAATGAATATAATAAGTGTATGGCAAAGAGAAAAGAAAACAAAGTTAAGCACATTTTTGTAAAGAAACCCAAAATAGGTTCTAAATACTATTTTGATTTCGCAGGTGGCTGGGAATATGGAGAGCTTATAGCTGAATCTGAAAAGTTAACTGATCATTATGGCCATAATTGGTATTTATTACAAAATAAAAGCCAATCAAATAGGTATATAAAATATCCAGTATCTATTTATAATCTTAGAAATAATAAAGAGGAAACTAAAAAATAAAAAGATGTATACTTCAACAGAATTAAAAGGAATGTTATTTATAGATATTGAGACAGCATCTCAATATGAGACTTTAAAAGATCTAAAAAAAGATAAAGAAAGTTTATATGATTTATGGATCGCTAAGGCAAATCAGATAAAATCATTCGAATCCGATAAAGCAGATTTAACTGATCAAGATATGTTTAAAAGAACCTCTTCACTTCACCCTGAATTTGGTAAAATAATTACAATATCAATAGGTCAAATTAAATTTGATGAAATCGGAATGCCTGTAAAAACAAATATAAAATCTTTTTATGGAGATGATGAAATATCTTTGTTAAATGAATTTAATCAAACGATGCAAGCTGTATTTAATCAAAACTCTAGTGTTAAACTAATAGGGCATAACATTAAAAGATTTGATATGCCATGGATTATTAAAAGATGTCTCATCAATGGAATTACACCTATTCACCAATTCCATTTACAGAAACAAAAACCTTGGGAAAACTGTTTATTAGATACTTTAGAGATTTGGAAATTTGGAGGATATTCTGGAGCATCATTAGACCTTATTTGCAATATATTTAATATTCCTTCACCTAAAGACGCTATGAAAAATACAGATGTTTCAGAACATTATTGGGGAGGAAGGCTTGAAGATATTAAAAATTATTGTGAAGGAGATGTTTTAGCGACGATGAATGTCATGTTAAAAATGTCAAATATGCCAATTTTATGAAAGTATGGGCCTACGTCATAGCATGGAATGAGGAATTGATGTTACCTTATTACCTAAGACACTATTCTACATTTTGTGATAAAATAATAGTATACGACAATATGTCAACAGATTCAACGAGAATGATCGCAGAATCGTATGGGGATCTTGTAGAAGTTGTACCTTTTGACAGTGGAGAAGAGTTTAATGACTATGTTCATATTGAATTAAAGAGAAATAGCTTAAAGAACGCTAAAGGGAATGCTGACTTTGTAATATTATGCGATTGTGATGAGTTTGTTTTTCATAAAGATATAAGATCTTTTTTAAATGACAACAAAGATTGTAGTGTATTTTATCCTGCAGGTTTTCAAATGATTTCAGATGATTTTCCTAAGGATTTAGAAGGTCAACTTTATGATTATGTTCAGTGGGGAGAACCTAGTCCATGGTATACTAAACCTATGATAATCAATTTAAATGTAATAGACGACGTTAATTGGGTTGAAGGTGCACATGAATTAGATCCCAATCTTAATTTAGGTTCTTTTTGGCATCCAGTACCGGAAGATATTAGACCTATTGGAGAATATAAAGAACATGTTTGGGGAAAATGGCAAAAGATGTGGGAAATATTAGACACATTTAATTCTAAACCTCTTAAAATGCTACATTATAAATATTTAGGAGCAGATTATGTATCGAATAGATACAAGTTATATGCTAAAAAAATGAGTAAAGAAAACCATGATAATAATATTGGAATGCATTATGAGATTATTTTAAAACAAGGAAGTGACGCTATTCAAAAAGAAATAGATGAGATTAAGTTAAAGGCAGTTAGAGTAAAAATATGAATATAAATCAAATACTTAGATCTGGTAAATATGCTGGATATACTATTGGAGAAATATACGCTAAAGATCGAAGGTACATTAACTGGGTTTTAGAAAACAGACCTGAAATGCTCAAAAGCCATGCAAAAAAACCTAAAGAAACTACATATAAAAAACCGACATACGTAGATCCACCCGATATTCCTAAAGAGAACGTTATCAAAGGAATTTCTCCTAATGAAGCCTTTGGATTATAATTATTTTTAAAATAAATGCACAAATATTTTTTTATGTCGTTTATTTTGCTTATATTAGTACTATAATTAAAACCATATAATATGTACGAAGACGAATTTGAAGATTTTAACTCAGAAGAACATGACGATTTTATGCCATCTGAGATGGATGAACATCTAGAGCTTTTAAAGGATAAATTAGCTCGTGCTAACTATAATGCTATAGTTAACCAAGGAGTCGATCCTGAAACTACAAACAATATTGATATAATTCAAAAGCTTATTCAAGAAACTATGCAATATTTTGAAGATCTTGAAGAATACGAAAAATGTGCAGGATTAAAAAAAGTACTAGACACATTAGAAGAACACGTTAGTATTTAATGGATATATAATATAATATTAAAATATTAAGCATGGAAGAAAAACAATTAGAAAGAATAGCTAATTCACTAGAAGAAATAGTTATACTTATGAAGAATAAGCAAAAAAGAGAAATAAACGAAACTCTTCGTAAAAATAAAAACTCTAAGCCTAGCAAATCTAGTAAAAACATTTAGAGATGGATCCTTATAGTGTACTTGGTGTAGATAAAAAATCTTCACAGGACGACATAAAAAAGGCTTATAGAAAATTAGCAAAGAAACATCATCCTGATAAAAATAATGGTGATGATTCCAGATTCAAAGAAATTGCAGATGCTTATGAAACTTTAGGAGATTCTAAAAAAAGAAAAGAATATGATTCTATTAATTCTTTTTCTAATTCTGGCTTTTCAGACATTTTCAGTAAATTTAACGGTGATTTCTCAAGTATGTTTGACAATGCGTTCGGACAGCAGGCTAAAGGAAATGATGTTACTATTAGAATAAGATTATCTCTATTAGAAGTTTATCATGGTACTACTAAATATGTAGAGACTTCAAACCAACAATTCAATATTAAAATTCCAAAAGGCGTTCATGAAAACGCTAAATTAAGAGTTAAAGGAAAAGGAATGCCACACCCTGTTAATTCTTCCGCACCGTCTGGAGATGCTATTATAATAATAAACATAATGCCTGATCCTAATATAATAGTTACTAATGGAGATATATGGTTAGATTATGAACTTCCATTTTATGATTTATTATTAGGAGGTGTTTTTGAAATCAATACAGGGTTTAATGATGTTAAAATTAAAGTTCCAAAAAATTCTCAAGAAAATAAAGTTTTAAGAATAAAGGGCATGGGATTTCCGATATATAATACTAATCAGTATGGTAATTTGATGATTAAGCTAAGATCTTCAAAAATAACAATGACTGATGAGCAATTAGAACATATTAAAAAAATTAAAGAATTAAATAATGGATAGTTTAGAAGATTTTCCAGATTTTTCAGAAGAAAGCAACTGCAACCTTGAGAGTTTACAAGAAAATTCAAAGGTTACTATGATGAATATGATCTATAACGCGATTATGAGTAATGAAGATAGAGCAATAGGAAGTGATACTTCTCCAAGCGAAAAAGTAGAAGCTCTTAATAATATAATAGATTTTTTCGTAAGCTGTGAAGAATATGAAAAGTGTTCTAATATTAAAAAAATCATCGATAAAATACAATGCTAAAGATAGAGGTTAAAAAAGGAAATATCGAACAAGCTCTTAAATCTTATAAATATAAGGTAAACAGAACTAAGCAAAGACAAGCAATCAACGAAAAGAAAGAATATACAAAACCATCTGTCACCAAACGCAGAAAAATTCAAAAAGCAAAGTATATTCAAAAGAAATCTGAAGACAATTCTTAGCAGCTTTAGATTATAATATCATTATATTTTTTTTACTGGATTGGAACGTTTCTCAACCGTTCCGGGTATATATAAAAAGTAAAGTATTACATAATACATTACGTTAAAAACATTAACAAGAAATGAAAGATATATTAGGAGAAGATAGAGACTCTTTAATGAGATCTTCTTATTATACCATTACTAGAAATTTTACAAAGACCGTGAATAGGTTTATTGTATTTAAAGAAGGTAATGACATTATTGAAATACCACATGGTATCGGGCAAAGATCTGATTTCATAGACATTCTTGTTGAATACTTCGAAAAACTTGAAGAATATGAAAAGTGTGATAAGCTAATGAAATTAAGAGAACTTGTTATGATGGCAGGTAACTAAAAATAAAATAAAATATGAGCAATAATTCTGACAATAAAAATAGTAGGGTAAATAGAAACAAAATAAATGTTAAACCTGAAAATATCAGAGTGCAATTAAGACAATCACAACAAAAATACGTTCAAAAAATATTAGAGAACGACATAACATTCTGCCAAGGGCCAGCAGGAACTTCAAAAACATTCACGGCCTGTTATGCTGCATTAAAGCTATTTGCAGATAAAAAAATTAAAAACATAATTCTTTGTAAACCAATACAAGAAGCTGGTGAAAAATTAGGATTTTTACCAGGGGATGTTAGCGATAAAATAGATCCATACATGCAATCTTATATAACTAATCTAAATAAGATTATAGGACACGCAACAACAGAACAATTAGTAGAATCTGAAATTATACAATTTAGACCAATGGCCTTTATGAGAGGAGATACGTTTGACGATTCTTTAATGATTTTAGATGAAGCCCAGAACGCGACCTTTAAGCAGTTAATGTTATTCGTTACGAGAATGGGTAAAGGATCTAAGGTTATTGTTACTGGTGATGTTAGTCAATATGATATTGCAAAAAACAATATAGGTTTAGAAAAATTCACTGACTTGATGGAAGGTATTAAAGGTATTGGAAATCATATTTTCACAGAAAAAGATATAGTACGTGCAAAAATATTAAAGGACGTTGTAAAGAGATACGACAAGTGGAAATTAGAAAATGAGTAGAAACAAATGATAAATCTTTAGTATAATACCTAAAGGTTTTAATATGTCAACACAAATTTTACTTAAAGGTTCTTATAATAACGACTCCAGTATTTTAGAGGTAGGAATCGACGAAGCAGGTAGAGGAGCACTTGCAGGACCAGTCACAGTTTCTGCAGTTATAATGCCACATGGATTTTCACATCCTTTAATTAAAGATTCTAAATTACTTAATGAGTCTCAGCGCAAAGAAGCTAGAGAAATAGTTATAGAAACAGCTATAGCGTATTCAGTTGTACATATTGATATTAATCAAATAGAAAATACAAATATTCTTAGAGCAACTTTAAAAGGAATGAACGACTCTTTATTTGAATTAAATAAAAATTCAAATGATTTTGATTTTATATTAGTAGATGGCGATCAATTCCACGGATATGAAGGTATACCATTTAAAACAATAGTGGGTGGAGATAATAAATATACATCAATCGCTGCAGCATCAATATTGGCTAAAACCGGAAGAGATGCATTAATGAAAAAACTTAGCGAAATAGAAGAGTTCGAACAGTATGGTTGGAATTCAAATAAAGGATATGGAACAAAACAACATATTACTGCGATCAAAGAAGGAGGACCAACAGAACATCACAGGCCTAGTTTTATTTCTCATATATTAACAACCACAGGACAATTATTCTAATGCGTAATTTAATTATCGGGACCCTTCTTTTTACATTAGGGCAATCATTGATTTGGATTCAAACAAACGGACAGTTTATTTGGCCATGGTTTAAGAAAAATCCATGGTTAATTAGTTTTGGTTTTGGAGGAATTATAAGTTATATTCTAATTAGAGCCACTGCGTTTGTTGCTTCATATTATGAAGGACTATTATGGCCAGGTAGATTTATAGGTTTTTCAACCGGTATTTTTATATTTACTTTTATGACTTATTATTTTATGAAAGAAGGAATAAATATTAAAACAGCTATTTCCTTAGTGTTAGCATTTGCTTTAATAAGTGTACAGCTTTTCTGGAAATAAATTGTTAATAACTTTTGAAAATAAATTCCCAAACATTTTTTTGTTTGGGTTTTTTTGTTTATATTAGTAGTATAATTAAAACAGATAAAGTTATGATTAGATCAAAAAAAACTAAATCCGAAATTGTAATCGACCTGACAGGTCCAGATGGAAATGCATTTGCCCTTATGGGTTATGCTAAAAGTTTTGGTAAGCAAGTTGGTATGAGTGAGTCTTATATCAAGGATATGTTAGATAGAATGATGAGTTCAGATTATGAAAACTTAATTAAGGTTTTTGATGATGAATTTGGTTCTGTTGTAATTTTAGAAAGATAATTCGAAAAAAATGCATAAAAGTTTTTTTATCCCAACTATTATGCTTATATTTAACTATAACAAAAAAACGTAAAACATGACAAATTTTAAATTCAATGCAAGTGAAATAGTTTGTAACGGAATTACAGGCGGAGCAGCACAGCTTTTAACTCAAGAAAATTATCAAACATTATCAGCCTTTTTGAAAACACATTTTATGATGGCTTCAAAAAAACAAATCTTAGAGGAACTACAAGACTCTGATCAATTACAAGATAATTGGCATATTGGTTCAAGAGTAGAAGACAATGATAAGATTTTAACAAGAATGGCAAGCGGCTTATGGGACTATTCAATTAATATATTTAAAGGAGAAAAACACTTAGCTGAAATGTGGATGAACGCACAGGTAAACAACATGACAGCAAAAGATATTATTACAGTTTTAGAATCTGCTTTAATGGATTGTGCAACAGCAGATCACTGGTATACTTTTGAAAAAGAATATTAAAAAATATGAAATTATCTATGGATGATCGAGTTAATAGGATTATTAACTCTGACAAAATAGTTTATTTAGAAGACATGACTGTACATTCAGTAAACTCTGTAGAAACCGTAGGAAAAGATCTTCTTTTTGTTAACACAGGTTCAGGTCTATTATTTCAAGACACAGATGTAATGACACTCGAGGAAGCATGTGACGCAGAAAGATTCGTAAACAAAATAAAAAAACAATGTAAAATATAATATATGGCACAAGTAAATTTAGGGTACTGTTGTATCAATCTCACATTACAAGAAAAAGAAGGTATCAAAATCGGTAGATCTATGATCAAGCGAACGTTTCAAGCAAAAGGCATCAAATACGCTGGTGAATTAGCTGAAGCAAATGTTCGTGATATGATTGAAATTATTAAATGGAATAAAAAGAAAGGTATCAATATCTATCGTATGTCTAGTTCTATGTTCCCTTGGATGAGTGAGTATGAGCTAACTGATTTACCTAATTGGAAAACAATCAAAAACTTATTAAAAGGCGCAGGTACTCTTGCACAATCATATAATCAAAGAGTTGGTTTTCACCCAGGTCAGTTTTGTGTATTACCAAGCCCTACTCAAAAGGTTGTTGAAACTACAATACGAGAATTAAATCAACATGCATTTATTATGGATACGATGGGACTACCTCAAAACCACACATATTCTATGAATATACATGTAGGTGGTTCATACGGCGATAAAGAATCTGCAAAGCAAAGATTTATAGATAACTTTAAAAGACTTGGTGATTCTGCAAAAGCAAGACTTGTTCTAGAAAACGATGACAAGCCAGCACAGTATTCAGTTCAAGATCTATACGAGATATATGAACAAATAGGTACTCCAATTACTTTTGATTATCACCACCATAGATGCTATGAAGATCCAATGCCTGAAGAAGATGCTCTTCGACTTGCTTCAAAAACTTGGCCAAAAGGAATTCGACAACTATGTCACTATTCATCATCCAAAAAGCTACATGAAGACGCTAGTGTTATTATCAGAGCACATGCTGATTATGTTTATGAAAAGATAGAAACATATAACATGGATCTAGATATTGAACTAGAAGTAAAAGCAAAAGAACTTGCATTAATCAAATATCAAAAAGACTACGAATTAGTCCTAAGTTAAATGAATATATAACCTATGAAGTTTATAAAAACATTTGAAGATTGGAACAATGTTTCACCTGAATTAAAAGCTCACATCGAAGAAGGATTAGATCTTACTAATTCATTCTTTCGTTTAGGAAGTGATGCATATTCTAAATTGTTTGAAGAAGTAAAACAATACTGGGATAAAAACAATATAATATTAAAAGGTCCTTCAGGATGGATGGCTAAAAATTTAGACGTAGGTACTTCAGCATTATATACTCCACGTGGCGGTAAAACTATTAAAGTTAAATTAGACTCTCCAGAAAGAGGAGGTAAAAAGAAATTTATAGTATATAGAGACGGAGGAAGAAAAGATAAAGAAGGAAACATTCTTGCAAAGAAAGTAGAATGGGGAGATCCTAATCTTTCTGTAAAAAACGATGATCCTGGAAAGGCTGCTAGTTTTTGGGCAAGACATGGATGTGATAAAGCAGCTAAAATGGATCCTATGAAAGCAGGATTCTGGGCATGTTATGGGCCTACATTATTTGGAAAACAACTTGGCTTAAAAAGTGATCAACCATGGTAGAAAAAGATTGCAAATGTAAATCATGTAAATGTAAAGACATGACAATGGATGAAATGATATCTATGATAGATGATCAGACATTACCTTTTACAGAGACAATCGTTTCAGAAAATGAAATCATAAGAGAATTTAAAGAAAAATATCCAGACCACTTATATAAATGGCACAGTGATCCTGAAGATAGACTTATTAAAGTATTAGAAGACTCCGATTGGAAATTTCAATATGACAATGAGATACCAACTCCATTACTTACAGGGATTGATATTAAAATACCGAAAGGAACAATTCATAGAATTATACCAGGTAAATCTCAACTAAAAATACTTATAAAAAAGAATTAAAAATCAACAATATAATATAGATATATAATCTAATAATAAAAAACAATAATTTTTAACATATTATGGCAAAATTAAAATCATTTGAACAGTTTTTATCTGAAATGGATAGAACTGAAGAAATTCAACAAGACGTTGTTGAATTAGGAGCTCCAGATGAAAAAGGGTCTGAAGAAGCACAAGCTAAAGCAGAAACTGTACAATCTGAAAGAGACGAAGTTAAGGAATTAACAGAAACTGAAGAAACTGATGTTAAAGAAGGTAACGCCTTTGGAGATGCAGTTAGAAAAGCTAAAGAAGCTGGTGAGAAAGAATTCGAATTCGAAGGAGAAACTTACAAAGTAGAAGAATCTGAAGAGGTTGAAGCTGAAGAGGTTGAAGAAGAAGCAACTGAAGAAGAAGCTGTTGAAGAATCTGAAGAGGTTGAAGCTGAAGAGGTTGAAGAAGAAGCAACTGAAGAAGAAGCTGTTGAAGAATCTGAAGAGGTTGAAGCTGAAGAAGAATCACACAAATCAGTATCTGAAATGTTAACAGAAGTTTATGAGTCTTGTAAAAACGAAGCTAAAGCTTACGAAGACGATGCACATGACGAACACACTGTAGAATCTTATATGAAAGAAAACGCTGCATTAATCGCTGCGTTAGCTGCAAAATCTTTAAAAGAAATGAAAGAAGAATACGCAGTAGAAGCTTATGAAGCTGCTTGTAATTCTATGATAGAGTCTTACACGAATAAAATGAATGAAATGAAAGAATCTGATAGCGCACATGACGCTGAAGAAGCTTAATAACATATAATTTACTCTCTAATAAAGCCTGGATATTTCCAGGCTTTTTTTATTTAGAAACTATTCTACGTTTATTGATATAATATATCAATAAAACAAATAAACATGCCAAGATTACCTATTGAAATAATTTACATGCAAAACGCATATCAGTTTGCAAAGTTAAGTTATGCTGAAAGAAGAAAGGTAGGGTGTATTATCGTAAAAGATCATCAAGTTATTTCTTTCGGATATAATGGAATGCCACATGGATTTAATAATGTGTGTGAAGATGGTAATATAACAAAACCAGCAGTCTTACATGCTGAATCAAATGCAATTATGAAAGTTGCTAAATCAACAATGAGTTGCGAAGGTGCAGAGCTATATACGACAACATGTCCTTGTTTTGGATGTGCAAAGTTAATTATACAAGCTGGTATATCAAAGGTATATTATACAGAAGATTATAGAGATATGAGCGGTGTTGAACTATTACAACAAGCTGGTATTATTGTTGAACAAGTAAATGTTTGGAATTAATGGGATTTAATAAAAGATACGTACCAGAGGTTAAAGAATTAAAAAAGACACTATTAGAGAAAGGATCTAATTGGTTTTATAAAATATATGTAACATCACCAGATGCTCTTATAGGTCCATCTGAATCAATTGAGTTTATTGAAGAATTTCAAAAAAACAATAAAATAAACAAAACCGATTTTAGTGATATAATAATAAATTCATAAAATGGCAGAAGTGAAAGATAATATAGAAAAATACCAATGGAAAAAAGGAGAAAGCTTTGGTAAAATAGTTACAGTTGATCATAGAGATTCTAAGTTTACATATTTTACAGATGGTTCTCAAATTTTTAACAATGTTATTGGTGAGTTTCTAGAGAAAGTAGAAAATGATGTAATTCCATTTCCTACTGTAACCCCATCAATCAAGATAGAAGATAAAGAGCCTGTACCTACGCAGCAAATTTCTGTAGAACAAGAACACCAACCTTCTATTATGGGTAAGATGATTACTAAAATGAGTAAGAAAAATGTAGTTAGTGTTCCTATTCAAATCAATTTAAACATTCCTACACCAGCTCTACATTCTATGTTATCTGAAAGTATGGAAGACGAGGATCTTAATGACGAGATAATGTCAGTTGCCCTTTCTCAAATAGAATTAGATAAATTACAAGAGTACATTAAAGGAAATATTGTAGAATTCTTAAAAGAATACTACTCATAATATAAAAAGTATAAATATACTATAATCAATTAAACATTTATAAAAATGGCAAAAGGATCATCATACGCTAGAAAGCAAAAAAGACAACAATTTAGACAAGCAGGTTTTTTAAAAATAAAAAACATGTTCGGTAGATTTTCAGAGCAAGGAATAGCATGGTATACTAAAATGGCTGAAGACGGAAAAGAATCAGAACGTATAAACGAAAAGAGAAGATTAGACTCAATTGAAGAGCAACTAATGTCTAAATTAAATATATTAAAAGAAACTTGGGAATCTTTCGGATATAACTCTGATGAAATTTCTAAATTAGAAGAAGCATGGACAATAACTGCAATTAAAGATAAAGATACTTATAGAGCTGATAAAAAACAGGCAAATGTATTAAGAAGAGAAGCTCAACAATCTTTAGCAGCTAGAAAAAATGCAGGAAATTAAATTACAACTAGCAGATAATGGCGTAATTAGATCAGTGGTTGATGACAATATTAACGGTGCTGGAGAAACTTACGAATCTACTACAGTATATGAGTTTGATAGTATATCGAACAAAATTAAATTTATTGAAGAACTTTGTATAGACGTTGGTCTAGAATTAGGAAACTCTAAATCTAAAATACAGATACAAATTGATTCAGATTGGGGAGAACATTATAAAGCTTCTCCCTCTGAAATTGATTTTAAAATAAAGAATTTGGAACTCAAAATAAAAGAGTTGCAAGAAAAGAAAAATGGATAGTAATCTAAATATAGAATGTGTTTGGTATAAATCAAAGAGAGATTTCAATAAGTTCGTAAGATCAATTGAAGATCCTCAATTAAGTATCATAGATTATTCTATAATTAAAAATAAACTTATAAAGGCAGATCCTTATAATGAGGAGCCAATAGACTCTATCATAGGTTTAAATATTATCCAATCTTTAAAAAACGCAGTTAATCCTGAAAAGAAACCTATCACAACAGTAGTATACTCGTTTAAAAACTTAAATATAGATACAGTTTCTAATACAAAGGATTTAATAAATTCAATAACTGAAAGAGAAATTAGCTTCGTTTTAAATGTTTTAAACATGGATCAAATACCTTCTAAAGCAATTTTAAGCAAGTTTGATTTTGTCAAGTTTGTAGATAATGGTTAATCATAGACTTTTTAGTAAAGGTGAATATATTCACGCTTTAATTTCAAACACAAGATATTCAAATATAGTTTTTCCGGTAAGGGCAATTATATATGACGTTAAGTTCGATGAGACAATGCCTAAATATCAGATTAGAATAGTTAAGTTCTATGATGACATTAATTTTTTAAAAAGGTATTTCTTCGATATGAACTTTGATAAAAATTTCGATGGAGGTTCAACTAAATTTAGATTTAATAGAGATAAATTTAAAACTAAAGATGAACTTACTAAATATCTAGATGCGAACGCTGAAACCTATTCAATTGTAGTCGATTCAGTTATGTGTACCAAATCATATAACCAGATTTCAGAGTTATATAATAATATTCAAGATTTTTTAATTGAAAAAGAATTAAGAGATTTATATGAAAAAGCCACAAGATCCTCTTATTCTAAAGGCCAATATTATTATGAATCCAAAGGAGTATTTGAAGCTCATCTTAAAAAGTTTTTAGGAGATAGAGCACCTTCCAATAAAAAATACTACGATAAATTACTTTTTAGACCAACAGGACCAGATTACGATAACTTAAAAGCATAGGAATAAATCTGAATATATATAATACTAGTTTAAATAATATTATATAATTACATGCCAGGACTTAATATAAAAGGTGCGACTAATTCGGTTGGAAAGGGAATCAGTAAAGGAATTCAAGGTGGGATAAACTCTATTAAAAGGGCAGCCGGCTTTGACGTTGATTTAGAAAATCCTGACGGGGTTCAATCTCAACTTACTTCTAGAAATACAAATAACTCTTTAAAATCTAATCAAGAATTAGATAATAACTTAAATATCGCAGGAGTATCTGGGGATATTACAGTTGAAAATGTAGGTACTGATGGCTCTAAATTTTATACAAATTTAGAAGAGTCAGTCACTCATACAATTCCTGACGGTTTAGACGGAAAAACGACCGGAGGAGACATTACAATAGGTCCAAGACCATTTTCTTTATTTAGTAAATATTCTTTAGTTGATTTTAGAGGAAGTGTTTTAAACCCAGAAGGTGGTAAAGCCGGTGGTGCAAGTAAGCATTTTAATAAAATTGACCCGAGTGTATTAGCAAATCCAACTGCATCTAAAATTATACAAATGACCGAAGGAATTGCCGATAATTATGGATATGCATATAGTTATTCTGATTTTGCATTAACACGTTATTTTGGTAAAATACCAAATAACATGATGATTACTTTAAGAAGATTTTCATTTCCATGTCCTGATGATATTATATCTCCAAAAAGTATGGGCGGTGAGAGTGTACCTCAACCGGATATTGCTCGAGCTATTACTTGGATGGGAGAATCTACTGGTAATAATCTATCAGATATTATGAAATTTTCACATGGTTTCAATTGGAAAGAAGCTGAGGCTAAAGTCCAAACACTACAATCTCAAACAAAATCGAGATCGGGTACATTTGGAGCTAGAATCGCGGGAGACAGGTTATTATCAGCTGCAGCATCTGCAGCACAGGGTAAAGACGCTTATGAAACGGCATCAGCAGACGCAAATGCAGGGTATGATTCATTTACTAATACATATCCTAATCACGTGTTTGGCCCTATCAATGTAATTAATAAAGTTTTAATGAGAGAACAGGGTATGACATTTAATCAAGAATTTAGTCTTAAGTTTGAATATGAGCTAAGAGATCTTGGAGGATCAAATCCTAAAATTTTAATGATGGATCAACTTGCAAACATATTGGCTCTTACATATAATAATGCTCCTTTTTGGGGTGGGGCCGTTAGATATATTGGAGATGGATCAATTACTAAACCGCTAGGTGATATTGAAAAAATAAGAAATGGAGATTTTGGAGGTTTTATGCAGACTGTTCTTCAAGATATTACAAAGAGTGGGAGAGGAGCTAGTCTGACTCAAATGTTTGACAATGTAAAAGATGGTTTAAAAAAGAATGGAATTGGTAAAGTTTTTGGAAATTTATTAGGAGGTGGTTTAATGAAAATGTTTAATACTCCACAGGGAGGACAAGCAGTTCAGTCTCTTTTAACTGGTGATTCAACTGGACAATGGCATGTTACTATTGGTAATCCATTAAATCCTATTGCGGTTATGGGTAATATGGCATGTACTGATACTGAAGTGAATTTCGAAGGAGCTATGGGACCTAATGATTTCCCGGAAAGAATGGTAGTAATTGTTAAATTAAAACCAGCAAGACCAAGAGATAAAGCTGAAATTGAATCAATGTTTAACCTGGGTCGTGGTAGATTCTACATACAACCATCAGACTCAGTAGATATTAATGCAGTAACAGATGTAGATGCTTATGGTAAAACCAAAGGCAAAAACTCGAATATTGTTAAAGAATTGAGAAAATTAGCAAACGGATAATATGAAATCAATAGATAATAAAAAAGTAAAAAATAATAAACTCAGATTAACTGAGCCTTGCGTTCTATTTAATGAAAATGTTAAAACCATGACAGTATACACTGTACATGCTGATGAAGTTGGTAGAATTGATTTAATTGCCGATAGAGTATATAACAATACAACATACTCTGAACAAATATTAAAATTCAATAACATTTCTAATCCATTTTCAATTAATGAAGGAGATGTTCTTAATATACCATATACTGATCTTCCATTTAAGAATTGGAAAACTATTAAACCACAAGATAAATCAGATAGCTCACATCCTATTAAAGATCAATTTATGGATAGTAAGAGATTAACTGTTAAAGATCAGAACAGAATTGAATATTTAAAACAAAAGGCATCACAAAAATTAAACGGATCTAAAGAAATACTTCCACCTAATATCCTTAAAGATGGAGAAAAGAATATGGATATAGAAGGAGGCACAATTACTATTTAATATGGCAGTACAGGGTAAAATTTTAACTAAATTAGAACCAACCATAGAACTTGATAAGCTTAAATTTAAATCTTATAAAGAGTCTGAGGGAGATAATCCTGGAGATAACAATACATCTCAAGAATTAGGTGTTGAGTTTCCTTTAATATTTGTTAATGGTTATAGGTTTAATAAACCAGACATTAAGCATTTTGACATATCTTTAGCGGAGTTTTCTCCGACAATAAACATAACTATAATAGATTCAGAATCCTTATTTTCAGCTGATTCATACCCAAGAGATGGTGATGTAATTAACGTAAGAATAGCTTCTAGAGCAAAAGACATATATAAGGATATTAGAATGGATTTTGATATTGTTGATGTGATATCACCTCCTAAATCTGCAGAAGCAAATAATATGGGAGGAGCTATTTATACGTTAAGTGGTAGGATGAAAATACCAGGATTATATGCAGAACAATGTAAATCATACGGAGTAGGAACTACATTAGATCATTTAGAAAAAATAACCACTGAACTTAAATTAGGTTTAGCTTCAAATGTAGATTTAACCGACGATTCAATGAATTTAATAACGCCGTATGAGCCAATTAAAGACACTATCGAGGATTTAGTAAAACACTCTTACGTCAATGAAGATTCATTTGTGACATGTTGTGTAGATCCTTATTATTATTTTAATTTCGTAGATTTAAATTCTATATTAAATGCAGATGAAGACTTTGAAGATGCTATTTCTTCTTTTGACGAAAATATAAATGACACATTAGGACCTGAAGCTACTAATGAAACTAATTTAATAGATAAATCCCCATTAGCAATAACATCTTTTTCAGGAGCAGCCGGCACTAATGTACATATTTCAAAATATGCAATACAAAACAATTCTGGGGAAATAGTAAAAAAGAACGGATATAAAAGAGTTCTTCAATTTTTTGAGAATGATTCTGAGGAAACTGGATTAGTAAACTTTGATGTTGAGCCTTTATCTTCTAATAATCTTAAAGACATACATGAGCCTCTTAAAGGACGTAGGGACGAGGAGAGATACAAACAAGAAATAAAATATAAGTATGTTGGCAGAAGACATAGTGATGCAGAAACATCGAATACACACTTAAATTACAACTTTGCAGGATTACATAATGTTCAAAATCTTCAAGAGCTTGATAAGGTTTTTTTAGAAGTTGAATTATCAACATGGAATCCTGCTATATATAGATATCAAAAATTGCCAGTTGCAATATACTCAGAAACTCCTGATAAAACTGCGGCCGATGCTGCTTTAAAGACCAAGAAAGAAGAATTAGGATTTGAGGCTAAAGAAAAAGAGGAAATAGCCGACGGTAGTAGAAATGAAAACGATGGTGTTGGGGTAATTGATGAATTCTTAAGTGGGTTTTATATTGTTGGAGAAATAAGTTATGTATATACAAGGAAAACAGGCAAAACTGTACAAAAGATGAAACTTCTCAGAAGAGAATGGCCAAGTCGCATAAATAATATACCTGAAAATATTTCAGAACCTGCACCTGAGCCAGCGCCTCAACCAGCGCCTCAACCGGCTCCTGAACCAACCCCAGAACCGGCACCAGAGCCTACACCGGAACCTACACCGGAACCTACGCCAGAGCCAACGCCACACTTATATGAAATCTTAATAACTGGTAATACGTTGCAAATAGTTGTATTTGACGCAAGTGGAGCTGAAGTATATAGAGGTGAACCTAGAATTAGTGTAAACCCAATACTAGATGAGGGTGGAGTTGTAAATGAAGCTAAAGCAGCTTTAGATCCATCGAAACAAGATCCTAACGTCCAAAACATGCGAAAAAAATAAGATAAATAGTTATATGTCAGACTTTAAGAGAATATCAGATTTTAAGAAAAGTAAGTTATCTAGATACCCGTATCAAGATCCAACATACTTGTCTTTTGTTATGCTTTTTGATTTTACAGATCAAATAAATTCACCACTATTATCTTTAAGTGCTGAAAATTATCTAGCTAAATTGGCTAATGCCGATTCAACTGAATCTGAGTTTTATAAAGAAAGATTAGAAAATTTACAAAATTTTAAAAAGGCTTTAAAAACTATCAATAATGAAATGCCATGGTACTGGCAAAGTCTTTCTGGTTTAGAAAGAACTCAACAGTATAATCCTGAAAATGCGTATATGGGAGGAGACGATGCAAGAATTGAAATTACAACATTAGAATCTTTAAATCTACCTGTAGCTGGATTAATGCATCTTTATAGAAAAGCTGTATTTGATGAAAGAAAATGGAGTTATATTCTTCCTAGCAATTTACGTAAATTTAGAATTTATATTTATGTAAGTGAAGTTAGAAAAATTAAAGATAATGCAAAGCCTAAAATCGGTGGTTTAAACAAAGATGCTCTTAGAGGGTTTCCAGATAATTTTAAACCAACTTTAAGTATAGAAGATAAAAATAAAGAAATATCTGGAGTTTCGGGTAGACCTTATTTTATGATATCATTAAAGGATTGTGAATTTGATATAAAAGAAGGTGTTGAGATATTTACAGATTTACAAAAATCTCCAGAAGCACCTGCAACTGGTAAAATTGCATTTAATTATGAAGTGTTATACAATGTAGAATCTAGAGTTTTAAATGGTATAATAACAAGTGAATTTGGTTCTGATAATTTAGCACCATCTCCTGATGGAGAAGGAGTTTCACCAAATACTGTTGGTGATTGGTTATTAGATAAAGCGAAAGAAAAAGGACAGGCGTTTGTCGATAGAGCAGTTGGTGATTTGAAAAACCAAGGTTTAGAAAAAATGCAAGAATTAAAAGCGGCTGCAAAGGACGCGACTATTGGTAGATTAGATAGAAGTATTAATAATATTTATAAAGAATTTATAACTGGTGTAGATAATGCAACTGGCGATATAACTAACAATATTAAAGAATCTATAGGCGAAAATATTCATGGATCTGCCGCAGGTGCAGATACTGTATTAGATGCTCTTACTACTGCGTCTAGAAACTCTTTAGGAAGCGTATACGATGAATAGCGAAGAACTTGAAAAAGATAATATTAGAGAAACTCACTGGTTAGGTGCAGTTGTCGATAACACAGATCCTAAAAATTTAGGTAGGTGTAGAATCAAGGTGTATGGTAAATTTGATAACTTGCCAGACGATGCTATTCCATGGGCAACTCCTATGAATAGGGATTTACCAGGTTCACATGCAACCCCTAGAGTTGGCGATATAGTTGCAGTTAGATTTGATAACGGAAACATATATCATCCAGAATATTGGTTTCACATTAATCAAAACAAAGAATTAAAAGAAGATATTTTAGAATCTTCATCAGCACCACAGGACGTTATCAGTTTAGTGTATGACGCTGAAAGAAACTTAAGAATATATCATTCACAAGACGACGGGTTAGTAATCACAAGAGGAAGTGGAGCTAAAGAAAGACCACTTATTCAAATAGACGAAGATGGTATGATAAAGATTTCAACAGATGAAAAGATATTCTTAGATTCTGGAAATATATTTTTATCAAATGAAGGAGAAGCTGGGGCTGACGAAAGCGAACCAGCTGTTAGAGGAGTATCTTTAGAAACTTGGTTAAATACTTTTTTAGATGATTATAAGGCACATACTCATCCAACTGGTGTAGGACCTTCTGGGCCTCCATTAGCGCCGACGCCTATTTTTATAAATCAAGCAAAGAACAATCATATTAACTATCAACAAAAAAATAAATAATTATGCCTGCACAGTGGCCTAAATTTATTAAAAACGTATCTGACAAAATGTCAGGTCAAGGGTATGATTCAGTTGAAGAGTGGGCTCTATTTTTATCTAATGAATATTTTAACGCTGTTAAAACTTCACAATCTCCCTATGGACAAACACATGTATCTGGTCAAAAACCTATTTTAGACACAGGGTTTGTAGCAGCCTTCAATAAAATATTTAACGAAGAAACTGTATCTTTTGAAGATAAATTTGAATTACCTAAATTTGCAGATTTTAACGAACCTACGGTAGTGCCTGATTATACTAATAATACAACTTGTGAAATAGAAGATTGTATTAATCAAAATAGAGATTTAGAAATAACATTTATTGATTATAGAGAAAATAGCAAACCTGAAAAAACACATACGTATGATAAATTTCAATTTTTCTCTTTGTTTGAATCTTTATGCCCTGATCCTTTTGTTGATGAAAAAGATTTTACTGGCGGAATTAATATTGAAGAATTAATAAGTGATCAATTAGAAAAAGATCAAGAGTTAATCGATGCAGGATCTCCTGATTTATTCGCGGTTTTAACTATATATGGTTTTAACGAATCTGGTAAATATAAATTTTTATATTCTATAAACGAAGAAGATCAACCTATAGAACGAGCAAATGATGGCGTATTTACGACTCGTATATCTTCTACACCTGGAGATTATAAATATATTTTTAAAGAAGTATACGATGAAGATCTTAATTTAATTAAAGTAATTAACAAAGAAGTGACAATTACTATTTCAGAAAAAGGAGAACCTGTTATTGTAAACACGCTAGAAGACGAGTCGGACCAGCAAGATACAACTCCAAAGATATTAGATATATTAAACACGGATTCTCTAGACCTTAGTAATAAGGATGTTAAGGATTATTTATTAAACTCTTTAACTGAGCGTGTTTTATTACAAAATGACGAAACTGAAAACTTTTATAAATGGGTTAAGCGCTTTAACAGCTTCAGTGGCGTTCATTATCCAGGGTGGGTACGAACTATATTAAAAGATTTAGAAGATAAAATAAAAGATTTAGCAGATGTTGTTAAAGATAAAGTTATAGCAGAAGCTCGCGCAAATGGAGATCTAAGAGTAGCAAGCCAATTCAGCAATATAATATACAATAGGTTTGATATACAAGAAATTATTGAAAACTCTAAAATAAATCAATACACATGGCAGGTTAGTGAGAAATTAGATATTGATTTACCTAAATGGCTTGATCCTACCGCAATCATCGCATTTACTTATGATAAAGTATACGATATGCCTTTTGCTGGAGGACAAACCACGGTTGTTGAAGGACTAAGAAAATCAGCTAAATTAGATAAATATGATGAAGAACAAGATAAATGGTTTGATAGAGTAACTGCTTGTGTAAGTAATAAAGATATAGATTTAGCAGAAGATCCTGCTGAAGAAGACGGATATGATGATTTAGCTAAATCTATTATAGACTATTGGAAAAGCACAACAATTCAGCCTTTGAAAGCAAGCCCACCTGTGCCGCCATGTAATACGCCGGCACCTCTAGGAGGAAAATATGTTCCTATTTATTATGGTAACCAAGCTGGATTAGCAAATAAATTAAGGAGAGCGTTTAACACTGGTAAAAAGTTTAAACTAAAAGGGATGCACAGACCTCCTTCAGTAGCAGTTGCAACTGCAGTCGCTGCTGCGTGTAGTATGCACTTATTAGAATTAAAATTCATATATTTAGGAGGAATTATAACACCAACTTCTCCTATACCTATGATCGGGTTTGTTCCCGTAGTGTTCTAGAAAAAACAAATATATAAAAAGAATTATTATTAACCACTTAAATTAAAAAAAATGTCACAAGACGTTAAACAAAAAAGAAAAAGACTTTCAGGAACAATGCAACCAGAAGTTGCTACTGAAAAAAAAGAAGATCGCGTTTTAGCTAATGCTAACGTACCGCCAGAAGAGTTTAATTGGGCTGAGCATGAAGCTGGATGTCCATCACAAACTAGAAAGGCAAACACGAATTTAAAAAACATTCCACATGGCTGGAAAGTTTTATGTAAGGATCCTTACGCACAAGATTTCTTAAACATTTTAATGGGCCACGAGGCAGAAACACCTAATCAACAAATGAGTATTGAGGCTGGTGAGATCTACACTGGTACTATTTATAGTGTAAATACTGAATGGGTATCTGTTGATATTGGGTATAGAGAAATGGTGTACGTAAATTACTTAAAAGAAGAAGCAAGTATTAGAGAATCTTTTATCGTAGGAAATGAAGTTAAGATTCAGGTTTTACAAATGGGAGGAGCTAGAGGATTTGTTTTAGGATCTATTTCAGCTGGAGTTAAGACTGCCGTTGCTGCTGAGATAATGGAATCTATTAAAGACGGAAACACTGCATATATTGGTAAAGTAGTTAATATGATACCAGGCGGAGGTTATATTGTAAATGTACAAGGTATAGATTGTTTTATGCCAGGTTCTTTGGCTGGAATTAATAAACTTCCAGATTTTGAATCTATAGTAGGAACTGAGATGTATGTAGTACCTGTTAGTTTTTCAGAAAAGAGAGGAACTATTGTAGTATCTCATAGAGAATATTTAAAAGCCATGATTCCTTCTAAGATTTCAGACCTTAAAGAAAATCTTACACAAGATTTATCAGGTAATGTTACAGGATCTGCGAAATATGGAGTATTTGTTGAATTTAACGAGTGTTTAACTGGTATGATTCATGTTAATGATTTAACACCTGAATTATTAAAGGCCCACAAAGCTAGAGAGATACAACCTGGTGATGCAATCAATTTCAAAATAAAAGAAATTGTAAGTGAAACTAAAATCATTCTAACTCAATTAGATGCTAAACCTGTTGTTGATTTATGGGAAGGTATTGAAGATCGAATTAAAGCGCCTACCCAAGTTATTGGTAAAGTTAAAGCTGTTAAAGATTATGGAATCTTTGTAGACATTGAAAAAGGAGTTGCAGGTTTATTACATATTTCAGAACTTGAAGGTATTGATGTAGAAGATATCAAACCAGGTAACGATATTAATGTTAAGGTTACAAGAATAGATGCTTCGACAAGAAAAATCTTTTTAAAACTATAAAAAATTAATATTTTTTAAAAAAAAGCGGCATAAAATTTTTTTATGTCGTTTTTTTTGCTTATATTAGTATAGTAATTAAAAAACAAATAAAGATGCCTTACATCACAAAAGAACAAGTAAAATCAAAAAGAAAAGCACTTAAAGAAGCTCTTCCACAGTACAAATTATCTATTACAACTGAACATTATTCAGGTATTAAAGTTGCAATTATGTCAGGTCCTACTGATTTTGGAACTGAATATACCCAGCTAAACCAATATCATGACTATCGTGCTGAAACTTGGAATAGAAATACTGAAGAGTATGAAAGTAATCCATCAATTGCAGATGTTATGGATGTTATTATGCCAATTTTAAACGAAGGAAAGGGAGCATCAACTGAAGATGGCGATTATGGAATGATACCTGATTACTACACTTGGGTCCATATTGGTAAATGGGATAAACCTTACGTTATTAGTTAAATCCGGGTATTATGATAATATAATACGAATATATAAACTAACTTAAGTTTAGAATATATTCGCGGATGAAAACATTTAATGATTCAGAAATACTGAAAAACGCCTTAGTTGGTGTAGAATTTGAATTTTATTCAAATATTTCAATAGAGGAAACTGCTAAAGAACTTGCTGGGATTTTAAATAAAAAAATCAGAGTAGAGGAACAAGCGCATAGTGACTTTGTTGTAACTTCTGATGAGTTTAAAATAGAACCAGACATGAGTGGTGGCGCCAAGTTAATGGAATTAGTAACCGGTGCAGTACCTTATTATTCTGCGAGGTTAATGATTATTAATGTGTGTTCGTGGATAGAAAAGAATGGATATACTAATGATAGATCTTCAATACATTTGAATATTTCTTTTGATAAAAATAAGATTGAAGATAAAAATAGAATATCTAAAATGAACGTTCTTAAGTTTATTTTAGATTTTAAAGAAAATCAAGTTTTTAAATTCTTTCCAGAAAGAAAAGATTCAGCATACGCAAAATCTATTAAATTTATTTTACCTAACAAAGATACTTATTTCTTTGACGGTAAAACAATTAATCAACAAAATTTTATTTACCCCGATTCTAAATACTATGGAATTAACTTTGAAAAAAGACATAGTAATTATTTAGAATTTAGATATATTGGTGGAGCCGATTGGGAAAAAAAGACATCAACTATATTACACATGTTAGATAGTTTTTTAGTTCAATTATGGAATTCAACAGAGTCTAAAAGATTTACAGATCTAAATGCACTAGAACTTAAAAAAATATTAGCAGATAATAAGAGAATTATAGATTCTAGAAGAAATTGGAGAGAAATTGAAAAAAATTGGAAACATATTCAATTCAGTGTTGATTTAAATAAAGAAGATAAAATAGTAGATATTTACTGGGCAAATATAAAAGAACAAGTTATGCGATTATTTACGCATGGTGCGATTTCAAAAGGCCATATAAATTATGATACTGATACCGGTAGGGTTCAAGTAAAAGATGGAAAGCTATCGTATTGCGTTGAATTAGATAATTATGATTTTATAAATTGCCATATTAGAGGAGAAGTTTCTCACTCTGATTTATTTCAATGTCAATTAGAAGGATCTGATGTTGATGAGTGTAATTTTTATGATAATTGTCAGATAAACTCTTCCAAAGTTAAAAATTCATATATACATAAAAGCTGTCATGCAAATGATGCGTATATATATGGAACAAATGGAATATTTAAAGGAAGTATGAAAGGCGGAATATTTAGAGAAGGTAAATACGATAAAAAAACAGCTAAATTCGATAACACTGAAAAGGTGTTGTATCAAGAAGTATAAAATAAAGTACATATAAAAATGAGTAATATATTTGTAGGAGACGATTCATGGTTAGCAGACCCTCAATTAGGGAGTGACTGTTTTAATGAATTTGTTAATGAACTAGCAGAAGAAGTTACAGGGTCTTGTATGATCCCTATGAATCTTCCAAAGAAAGAAGTTCAGAACATTGTAAAAAGAGCTAAAAAATGGTTTTATAAAAATTATGAGTATTCTGTAAAAGAATCTTTTGTAGTTTTACCAGTTGCTCTTTTTGATTCAGAATATTTTAAACAAAATAGAGCTATCACACTACCTGGAATGGATGACACTAGCAAAGGAAACGAAGTTTATTCAGTTTACGGTGTATTTGAAACAGGATCAAGATCGGGAATGACAAACGATATTAATTTCACGACCGGTGATTTTGCAATGGAAAGAATGATGGCTCAAGGATTATATGGTGGAGCTGGAACTGCAGCAGCAGCTGAAAATTTGCAAGCCTATGTTATTAATGAAAGTTTTTACGACTTAGCAAGACAAGTTTTAGAGAATCCAATTAGTTTTCAATATAACCAATTAACACATCAGTTAAAATTTATGGGAGATACTCCTAAAAAAGATGTTATATTAGAAGTATATGAAACTATTCCAGAGTGTAATCTTTTTAGTGATGAAGCATTCTTTAGATATTGCGCAGCAAAAATAAAGGTTTCGCTAGGACAAAAGCTTTCTATATTCGGATTTACATTACCTGGAAATATTCAAGTAAATGCTGATGTTATTCAAGGTTTAGGAGAAACTGAATTAGAAAATGTAATTGAAGAAATAAAAACAGATGAAGGTGCTGATTGGATGATGCATTCTTAGTGGTATATATAGATATATGGAGTTTTACGTAAAAGAAATAGGAGAACCAAATTTTAGCCCAGATAAGCTGCAGCAAGACGCTGAGCTTTCTATGTTAATGACTCAAATAGAAACAATACTTTTCACGAGAAAAGGAGATGTTCTAGGTGATTTAGAGTTTGGTGCAAGTTTAGAAGATTACGTATATGAATTAAGATATAATGATTTCCAGCTAAAGAAAGTAATTAATGAGCAAATAGCTCAATACGTACCTTTAGCTCAAAAATATAGTGTAGATATTCAAGTTGATTACGCAAAAGAAGTAGACAGACACGCAGTGTTTTTAGATATTACTATTGATTCGCGACTTCAATTAGGAGTATACATATAAAATTATAAAAAAAACAAATGGCTGAATTTAAATTTTTAAATACATCTAGAATTAAAGCTAATGAAATGATCTCAGATACGAGAACATACATTGCTCGTTTATATGGAAGAACGAGTGAGTTGTTTACGACTGCGTCTCCTTTCTCTCAAATTCTTGATGTTTTATCTGAAATAACTAAACTAATTTTCTTCTATATTGAAGACTCTACGGTTGAGCAAAATATTTTAACTGCACAAAATCCAGAATCAATTTATGGATTATCAAGGCTAGCAGGTCATGACGCTTTTAGAGGTGCAAGTGCGTATGGCGAAATAAAAATAAGACTAAACACATCAGCATCTACAGATATTGCAGGTGACGCATTAAATATTTCTAAAAACTCTACAATTAAATGTTCTTCAAATGGATTAGAATACATTTTAAAGACAAACGCTGATAAATTTAGAATTGAAAAAAGTAACTCAAACTATATATACATACCAGTTATTCAAGGTAAAGTTGAAAACCAAACAGTAACAGCTACTGGAGAAAAACTTCAATCTTTTAACATTATAATAAAAGGCATAACAGATCATCACTCAGTTAGAGTAAGTGTTAATAGTGAATTATGGACTAAATATGATTCTTTATATGACATGAAGGTTGGTACTAAAGGGTATTTAGTTAAAACTGGAATCAACGGAGGGTTAGATGTTTATTTTGGTAATGGTTCTTTTGGTTCAATTCCGCAAGAAGGAGCAAGTATTGATATAGAATACATTGTAACAGATGGTTCTGGAGGAAATCTCACAGGTTCTAAAGATTTAACTTTTAAATTTGTAACTGAAGGATTTGATTCTTTAGGAGAAGAACATGATTTAAACCAATTATTAGAATCTTCATTTACAGTAACTCCTAAAATGGGAGCAGACCCTGAGGATATCGCATTAACAAAGTTAATTGCACCTCTACAGTCTCATTCATTTATTTTAGCTACTCCAAATTCTTATGAGCATTTTCTTTCAAGATACGGAATGTTCTCTTATTTAGATGCATATAACACAACTGAAGACGGATATTTAGATGACGACAATGTGATTTATTTATTTATGTTACCAGATACAAAGAAAAAACTAACAAAGAATAAAGATTATTTTAATCTAGGGTTAGATGAGTTCTTTTTCTCAAGTGATGAAAAGAATGGAATATTAAATCTATTAGAAAAAAGCGGACAACAGATGGTTACTACTGAAGTTAAAATAGTAGAACCTAAAGTACAAAAATTTAGAATGGATGTTAAAGTAAGATATTTTGAAGGTTATAACAAAAAAACGTTATACTCTGAAATAAGATCTAAAATTAGCGAATATTTAATTAGCATAACAAGAAGAGACCGTTTACCTAAATCAGATATCATTGCAATTTTAGAATCAATTGAAGGTATTGATTCAGTTAACGTTAAATTTACTTCTCAAGTTGAAGAAGACGCAAGAAGAAATGGATTCTATACTTTAGAAAAAGTAACAGTAACTCCATCAACGCCGGTATTAGAAGATATTGGAAATGGTAAATCTAAATACGTTTTCTTTAAAAGAACTGTAACAACTCAGAGAGTTGATTTTGAACCTAATGCTGCATTACCAGAAGAAGTTATTAACTTAGATTCATTTGGTGATATTATTTTAGAATCTCAAGAAGTTGCATTGTTTAGAGGAGGTTGGCAAGATAGAGATGGTGTTGAAGTATTAGATGACGCTAAGCTTGGCGAAATGGCAGCACTATCTATTTACTTTGATGAACCTGCTGTAAAGAATACAATATTCGCACAGATACAGGCTAAAAATAGAAAAGCACTATAATGGCAAATTCACCTATTCAAAATTTATTTAAAAGTAGACAAAAGAGAAATTACGAAGTACGTAAATCTGCAGTAGATTCTAGAAAAAATTTAGGAAATGACTTCAGTGAAAATATTTTAAGAGGTTCTTTATCTGCATATATTATTAGAAATAATACGATGAATGATTTTATAGTATTAATTCAAAAGGCATTAACTGATTTAGTAAACGCAGTAACGTATTTAAAAGGATTTAAATCGTTTACAACAAAAAAAGATTACAAAAAATTTAGATAATGACATATAAAAATCTAAGATTTTACGATAACGATTCTAATGACCTTAATTTAATTTACAATGATGAATTAGATATATGGCAGGGTGTTGTATATTTACCATTAGTTTCTGCAGGGCTATATGAAACTCTAACGTTACACGTTTTAGAAAATGTAGAAGGACCTTTATTTGAAGATCTTTATGTAACTCCAATTGCAGAATCAATAGGAGATGTTGCATTTAAATTTAAATTTGAAAAAGACTATAATTCTAGCGAAGACGTTTTTCTATATAGCGCACAATCAGATAATGGAGAGCTTATAGTTAAAAAAGACTTATTTCAATCAGAACCTATTTTATCTTCAACAACATCTACTTCAACATCAGGAGATAAAAAAGTAGTCACTGCAAATTTACAAGCAAAGCCAATTACATGTCGAGTTGCTTTAAATTCAGAAGAAGAAGGATTTCATATAAAACCTTTAAGTATTGTTGAGGTTGTTGATGGAGTTGAAACTAGAGAAATAGCAAACATTAAAATATACGGTGAAGTTGAGGCTGAAGACGAAAGACTTAAGACTTTATTAACTAACATCGGAATGAATTTAGGTGATTTAGATTATTTTATATTTAGAGACTCAAACATTAGCGAGCAATCACCTGACCACATTCTACTAAACCAAAAGAGAAAAGAACTATTATTACAGGCTTCTTCTATTAAACCCTTTATAGGGACTTATAAAGCTCTTTTACGTGCTATTGATTTCTTCGGATATGATAAAATTACGTTAAAAGAATATTGGTTAAATATAAACGAACAGAGCGAGAATTTTGGAAAATTAAAAGCAGTAGCAGTTCCTAATCAGGAAGTTACAGGGTTTTTAGCTGACAAAAATAAAACAACGGATCTTCCTAACTCTAATCAGAAGAAAACATCTAGATTTTCTTTAGTATACAGATTAAACAACGCAACTGGAGAATTAGATCAATGGGATATTCCTAAGGTTAAAGAAGCTTTAGATTATTCTCCAGATGAAGTTTTAGTAAAATTATATGGTTTAAAAAATAAACTTCAAAAAGATTATTTACCATTACAGGCTAAGATAGTCGATATCACAGGAGAAGGAGATTACTTTTCTCAATTTAATCAAAACGTTTGGAATAACCAACATAATATTAAAGATCAAAACGCTGGAATTGAGTTTGTGCCTGAAAAAGTACCAGCTCTTAGAAATGTTTACATTGAAGATTTACGTAAAGTAGATTATAGACTTACAGGATTTAATCAAGACTTTAATAGTATACCGGCTTCAGATAAATTAGAAATATGCGAATCTATAGAAACTTTTTATAGAAATTATTATGATTTAAGCAAGGACACTTTTAATACTTTAGATGGAATCCCAATTGGAGCTCCAGTATCTTTTCATGTTGAAAGAGGATTAGAAGATTCATGGGATTTTGCTGAATTTACATGGGAAGACGCAACGGATACTGGTAATCATCTTTTAACTTGGGAAAACTGGTGGCATAGAGGAGTTTATGAAATTGAATGGCATTTACTAGGACCTAGAGGATATGATAAATCTTTTAGAGGACCTGTTTACGAATGGAATCATTTTCCAATGACTTTACCATACGCTGGTAAATATACTGTTGAAGCACATTTACATGATTTATACAATGTACGTTCTACTAGAATTCATAAAGAATGGATTGAAGTATTGAATAAAAATGTTGAAGTATATGGATTAACTCAAAGAGCTACTAAGAAATTAAATTGGAATGAGTATACATATCAATGGAATAAAACTGGAAGTAGTTGGGATTGGTCTAGAGAAAACCTAATGCCAGTATCAGATACTATAAGTACTCTTTATTTAACAATGGATAGAGCCAATTATATGTCAGACGATAAAGACAATGGAACTCCACATTCTACTGTTAGGAGATACATAGATCCTAATCAAGCAACTGGTTTTAACGAAACACCAGGACCATATCAATGGGGAGATTTGGAAACTCAAACATGGGAAGACGGTCCTGAAACTACTTGGAAAATGACAAGAATAGGATCAGATATAAATTCTTCATTTCAGATTAAGATAGCAAATTCAGATGGATATTCTCAAGGAACTGATTTAGTAATTGAGCAAACTGCTGGGTTTGGGACAATAAATACAGATTCATACGCAATTCAATCAACGTATCCATCTGACGCAGCTGATGTACTAGCATGGGAAGCAGTCGCTGACGAGTTAAACAATGTAGATCCTTTAATATATCCTATAATTTCTAAATTTAATTATAATGCTATCCTAGTAGACACTGATGGTAATTTAGTAACTGGGAATGGATCTTTAGGACAGGACGTTTGTCCTTATATATTAGCAGTTGGTAAAGAACCGGCACGAACTCATGATTTTAAAACAGTATCTTTTAGTAATCCAATCGGAGGACTTATAGATCAAAAAATTAACTTTACAAGTTACAACCCAGGGTTTGATGATACATATATAATCAACAACTTAGCTGAGCTAAATTTATTAAATCATGTCACATTTTCATATGATTTAACCAACATGCCAGGGGTCGTAAAATCAGAATGGAAATTGGTTAATAATACATTAAATATCGAGGATATATATTATAGTAATCAGAGATTAACTTATTTGTTAAAACATAAAGGATATTATACAATTAATTTAGATTTAACTGATTCAAATGGCAATAAAAATTCAATAACAAAAAATATTTTAAAAATAATTTAAAATGGCAAGTATCACAACAATTTTAGGAACAGACAGTTTAGCGTCTTCAAGAATCTTAATCAACGACAACTTTTCGTCTCTAGACGATAACTTAGATCAGGTTACAGGTTTATTGAACGTTCAAACTCAATCTTTAGCATTAACAGGATCTGTTAGCGCTTCAGAACTTAACTTAACTAACGGAGGATCTAACTTATTTGTAGTTAACACATCAAATATAACAGCGTCTTTACCAGTTACTTTAGAAAACACATTAATATTAGAAGGAGGATTAAGACACTCTGTTGCTGCAGTTTCTGCAGTACCAACAGCAGGTAACTATGAAAAATCTACGTATCTTTTAGATGCATCTGGATTAGCACAGCCTTTAGTATTTCCAGCAGGAGATGATGGACAAGAGGTTACTATTATAGCAGACGGATCAAATGTTCAATTAGATGTTAATAACATCGCTGGACCAACGGCTGCAACAATATTACCTAACGGTACTTTAACAATGAGATACTATAACGGATTATGGTATTTAATCTCTGATGTTAACTGTACTCTTACATTCTAATAAAAAATAATAAAAATTAAATGGCTACACCATTAATAAGAATACCGCAAGAACAGGGTGGTACTATGTATGCTTTTTCTAGCGCTGCTAGAGATCTTACTCGTGCTTATTATAACCCTGATGTTGTTTTTGAGTATTCAAAATTTGCGCTTTTAGATATTCCAGTTGTTGCTGAGCCATCACCTGGTAGTACTAATAATTATATTCAATTTAGTAATCTATTTGAAGGTGGACCTGTTGGTGGAAACTCATCAGCGCCAAACTATAGTGATACACTACCCGACGATAATGCCAATCGTCACTTTGCACAAACTTTTCAAAATTACGCGCTTAATTTAGAAAACTTTATATTAAATGATGATGATTTTGATAACACGCTATACTCTTCTGATTCTGAAAAAATATTTTTTAAATGGTTAAATCATTTAGGAGCTTTTAGAACAAGGCCAGCAACTTCACAAGAAGCATCTACAGGATATTCTAGAGTAGTTGAAGAAGATGATTCAGTTCAAAATGGATCTGAATATAGCCAAGTAGTTAAATATTTAGGAAATGTAGACGTAACAAATGATAAAAACTATCAAGGAGATACGTATAATGAAGTATTTGTAAACGTACCTTCTTACGTAGGATATACACCTAAAGTTTTATTTAAATCTAGTGATTACAACACTACAGCAACTTCTTACGAGATTTTAACTAACTCTATTAACGGTAGAAGCGGTCAAGCACATCCGGACGCAAATATTAATTTAGATCCTTTAGCAGATAGCTCAAACGGTTCTATTAATATAGACTCGAATTCAACATACAATTACGGGATTGAATGGAATTCTTCAGCATATTCTAAAATTGTAAGTGATAAAAAATTAAACAACCTTTTAGATTATTCTAAAAGAGGTGGAGATTTTAGATTTAATGCAATTCTAGTATATTATGATGTTTATTCTAAATCTAATTCTGGAAATAGATCAACAAACTTATACGGTGTTATTTTATTAGATAATTGGAAATATGATCCAGCAAATACAGGATGGTCTTTACCAGAATTAAGTAAATATAAACCAAACGAAGTAACTGGATTAAACGGTAATGCTTTCGCTTTAAAACTTAATGTTAAATTTAATTCATCATTAGACAATGTGGGTATTGAAAAAAATATTAATGATTACTCTACGTTTTCAATGGATATTTTCTTTGACTCAACGTCTGCTCTTGAAAACGCAGCAAAGGTATTGTCAGATTCAAATAATAAATTTAATGAGTTAGCCGATAAAGTTAATGGTTTAGAAAACTTATTTTTAACATCAGTACAACAAGAAAATTTAAATATAAGAGTTGACGAACTCGAGGTCGCTATTGAAAATGCTTCTTTAAATTTTGAAAATTCAGGTTCTGTTTTAGATTTAATATCTGCAACAAACATTAGAATAAACCAAATTATTAACGGAGAGATACCAACTGAAGTACAGTATAATACAGATGTTATAGTACCTGGTGATGGTATTGCAGTAGATAACTCAATAGAGAATAAAGTAAAAATACATAATAAAAATTATGGATACGTATTAAATGAAGTTTATAATTACGATATAAATACAAACGTAGTATTAGATGCGATTAATGCGGGTAATGAATATAATCCTGCTCTTGCAATTGATAAAGGTATATGGACAACTGTTAAGAAATACACAAACCTTGTAAGAATTTATTTAAACGACCAGGATGTATTCCAAAATGATCTAAATATATATTTAGATGACAGCGTTAATTCTTTTAAAGAAGGACAAGTTATTAAATTAGTATTTAGAAAAGGTTTTTATAAATTCCATAAACAAATTAACATATATACTGACGTAAATAACGGTTGGGTTTTAAAGAAAACAATCAATTCTTCAGATTTAATAAGTAGTAAACCATACGTTGAGCTTATTTGCGTAGACGAAACAAACAAGACATTTGAACTTGACATTATAAGATAATAAATATGAGTGCACAAAATTCAATATCTCAATTACTAGAACAGTTTCTAGAATTAAATACTAATTCTTTAGAAACTTTTAATCGTATTAATGAAGCGATTTCTACAGATAAACAAACAGTTACTGTTGATTTATATGATCCATCAAATGAGGGTAGTGTAAAATCAGTACAGATACCTGCATTTGGTTATTTGAAAAGAGAAATTGAAAGACTTAATAAAAACTTAGAGTCAATTACGAATGTTGATAAAGGAGGCGCAAATGTAAGATTAAAAGATGGTACATATAGAACATTATTTACATCTAAATTAAAAGGACCTTCGGCTCCTATTACATCATTAGCGGCACCAACTCAGTTTAATACAAAATCAAACGAATTTTTTGAAGACTTTTTAAATCCACTATTAACTATTAAATTAGATGTTAGTGGTCAAATTCCTGTAGAAACTGAAAGAGTTTATATAGAAAGATTTATTTTTGATGGGTCAGATCCTTTAACTTTAGAAAGATTTAAAGAAGTATATAAAGGAGAAAGCGAAATAAGTCATTCTAAACTAGAATCAGATATTGCAGAAAATAATCTAAAACACTACGTTGATTCAGAGGTTATTGAATTACCAGTAAGATCAGTTCAATATTTTGGTAAATTTGACGTAATTAAAATAACTAATGAACAGAGATCACAGCTTGTTGATGGTATAACTCAAACAAAAACTATTAAGTTATTCACAGTTGATAAGTTAAGTTACTCAGATGCTTCTAAATCACTTAAAGACACTGAGGTTTTAAAAGTAAATGACTCTTTAGTTGTTAACTCTGGAAAACTTAGAACAAGATATTTAATTAAATCAATAGATAATTCAACTTCTCAAATAGAACTAGAATTAATTGAAGGGTATGAGTCTATTAAAGTAGGCACTCAAATGTTAAGTGTATATAGAGATGTTGATTCAGATTTAGATATAGAAATAAACGTTGGTTTTGATGAAAGACAGATAGTTTTTATAAAACCAATAGACGCTTTATCAAACATACCATCGGATGATTATTCTCCAGGGGTTTCTTTTTATTCAAATGAATTAATTATTAACGGAGCAGACGGTAGAAAACAAACTTTATCTTCTTATTATAGAGAAGAGGTTGCAGACTTTGGTCAATTTATTAAATCGTTAAATGTTGATTATATTCCACCATCAAGCGTTGGTGTAATGCCAAAATCTCCTACGGTTTCTGCAGAAAATTTAAAAGTTGTACAAATTAATAAACACTTAACTAATAATACAACAACACAAAAGATTCAAAGATTAAAATCTGATAAAATAGCTGAAGAGCAAAATTTAAAGAATTTAAATGAATCTATTAAGCAAAAGAAAACTTTACTAAGTACTAAAAAGTTTAAGTCTACTGTAGAAAGAGATAAACAAAGAAATGAATTAAATTCTCAAATAGCTGTCAAAGCAGCATCTACTCAATTATATTCTTCTATTGTTTCTGAGATAAAAGCTTCTGCTGAATCTTCTGATTTGAATACAGTTAGCCCTAAATTTAGAGTTAGAGGTTTTTGGCCAGTTCCGGATCCTATTAAAATCGGAGAAGGACTTTCACAAGAAGTAGTTCAATTTAAAATAAGATATAGATACGTTTCAACTTCTGGTAAAACTAGTCAAGTTGAACAAATAGAATTTAATGACAGTAGTAGTCAAACTTCTAAAACAGCTGCTTTTTCAAACTGGGTAGAGGTTGACGGTCCTGTTAGAAAAAGAGAAAAAGGAGAAGACGGTAAATATAAATGGATTACTGAAAGTGAAGAAGACGCACAGGCGGTAAACTTTAACTCTATAGACGTTCCTATTAATTCAGGAGAATTTGTTGAGGTAATGGTTAAATCAGTTTCTGAAGCAGGTTTCCCTGCAAATCCAGTGACAAGCGATTGGTCAGATATTATAAAAGTAGAATTTCCTGAAGGAGAGCTTTCAACTGAATCTTTATCAGATTTAGTTTCTTCAAATAATTTAGATTCTGTAAAAGTAGATATTAATGATGATTTAACATCAGCCGGTGTATTTGAACACATTAGCGATAATTTTACAGCTGGAGATAAATATTTTGCACACTCTGCAAATGCTTTAGCTTCTGGGTTTTTAACGCAAGAACAATCGCCAATATCAATATACGATAAATTACTAGAATTACAGAACGAAATTACGAGATTAAGATCTCAAATAGAAGGTGCAATTGGAGAACTCACTGTTGAAATTATAGATGAAGATGGTAACGTTACTCCAGTTACAAATAATTCTAGAGTTAAATTATTCGCAGGATATTATACTGAAGAATTACCTGAAACTAATTACAAAGGGCATATTGTAACTAAAAACTTTAAAATTAAATTATCAAATAATCAAGGAGCAGATCTTGAATTAATCGCAAGAATACTAGGAGACACTTCTAAACCATCTTGGATTTCTTCAACAAATACTACATTTGGTCTTGGAAATGGATCAGTTGACACGGTAACAGCATCAGATTCTTATTATACAAACGAAGGTAAATATGATTTAGTACCTATCGTTTATCAGAATCTTGAACTTGAAGATTTAGTATATGATTACTTTAATGAAGGACCTGAACAATCAACTCAGTTAAGAGGACAATTCATATATTCAAGATTTAAAAATATTGCAAACGACAATACTTTTTATATAGATGATCAAGCAAATGATATACCAAATAATAAAAGTGGTTTTGATCTTTTTGAATATGGTGTACAAGAAACATACGGTATAACTGGAGTGACTGATGTTGGATCAAACGGATGTTATGATTTTTCTGGTGTAAACTGGGTACCAAATGCTACAGCTGGAAACAACACTATAGATTATATTTGGAATGGTATTTGTAGAACCTCTACATCAGATCCTATACTAAGTGATCCAATACCAATAGGATCAGTATATGGTTATGACGACGGTGTATTGGTACACGTAAATCACCCAGCTATTGTAGAAAATCCAGATTCTGATATTGTAGATTTACAGTCTAACGGATTCTTTAGTATTCCTAAAACAGCATCACTTAGAGCTAACGAAATTAATGGTAAAAAACAAATACCTTTAAAATTAACAGTAGATTCTGTAACAACGGATTCATCAAATCCATATAGAACATCTATTAAAACATCGTTTGAACCTAATGATCAATATTTATTAGGTGGAAAATCATGTGGATCTTTCTTATATCTTTCGCCTCTAGATAATAAATCACATGTTGTGAATGCTAATAATAAATCTGGTAAAAAGGTTATAAGTGCAAACGGAAATAATAGTGTAATAATAGATTTAGTTTTCCAATACAGAATGACTGATTATAATGGAGTTGGAGATACAGGTACTGGTAGAATTGCAGGAGCTATTGGAACAACATACGAAAATTTAACTTATTCTAAAAATATAGGTATTGATATATTAGATTCACAAGATAAAGATTTTAAATTTGATTTAGAGGTTTTTGCAAAATACAAAACAACTGGTAAAAATATAAATTCTATTAATTCTTCAATGTTATCTAACTTTATAAATACATCTGGAGCTTCCGGTGGAGGAATTGGAGGACAACAGTACATTCAAGAACTAAGGTAATTTTGTTTAATAATTATCTGGTTAGACTGCGGTTAAAATACAGATATATAATCTAACGAAAAAGAGTTCCCATAGATGGCTATAAAGTTTAATATTGAAAATAATGAATTAGATAATAATTCTTTTGCATTACTTAGAACTAATCCAAAGTTTACTAGTAACATTAAGTTAATAGTAGATTCTAGTGAGGATATATTTTTAAGCTCTTTTAAAGCAAACAATACACTTTCTAAAGTAAAATTCCAAAAATTTGAAATTAAAAAGAATGGAGAATATTCAAATGATGTTGCCCAATTTTTTAAAGGAGTACCTGTTAAAGAAAGGTTTGAAACATTAAGAAAAAATTCAGATATTACTCCATATTCAGAATATTCATATCAATATGAAAATCAATATAATTACGGAGCTAGTTTTAATTCAACAAAGCTATATGATGAGCAATATAAAATGTTTGCTCCAATATGGTTAGAGAGAAGAGTACCTAGAAAATTTGTAGTGTATAGGGTTTTAGACGTAGATTATAAAAATAAATACGAAGAAACAACTGAAGGGCAAAATAGCAGAATTTTAAACTTATTAAAAGATGCAACTATTATAAAGACGTTTGATCTAACTAGAAATAGTAATGTTGGACAATATTTATATAATCACGTATTTAGTAAAGCAATGCCAACGTCTTCATTAGATTTTAATTTTGGAGAACAAGGAGAAATATCATATAATGGTATTGATACTTCTAAAGGAGGTTTTGCTAGCAAGCTAGGTTTGATGAATTCTGAATATTTAAAAGAACAAACTCCAGAAATATACGCAAACGAATTAATAACATCTGGTTTTGAAAATAGTGAATTAATTTCAGCTAATTTAATCAACATGGAATTTATGTTTGATGACGTTAATGCTGAAGACTATGAAATATACAGATATTTTGGATTATACGTCGATGATATTGAAGAAGGTACTTTTAAGATAAATACAATATCTTCATCTAATACTATAAGTGTTGCACCAAAAAGCGTTGAGACGTCGTATGATTTACAAAACACTGAATTAATACCAGAAGATTTTTTACCAAATACAGACGATTTAAATAAGCCAACTTTAAATTATATAAAGTATAGTGATAAAGATTATATGCATATTAGAAATTTAAATTTTTCTAAAGATTTAAGAATTCCTATTTCTAAAAATTCGGATGATATCGATATAATAGAATATACTAAATCCGATAACAAAGTTAAAGCAATTGATAAATCTATTTCAAATAAAGGATTTATTAGCTTTAAAGTTACTGGTACACCTAATCACAATGATAGATTATTTATTGCAGATAAAACTGAAATTAAAATAGAAAATTATAGTTTATATGATTTTACTTTAATAGCAGATGAAAATTTAGATGCTGGTAAATCTGTTGATAACAGGTTCTCAACAAAAGGAGGAGTTCAATCAGTCGCTATTGCGATTGGTAGAGTAATAGATCAAAAATCTAAATTATTTAAAATTATAGTTGATAAAGATACAATAACTATAGAGGATTACGCTAACGGAGATAATAGAAAAAGACTGGTGTTTGGTATTTATAATCAAAATCTTAATCAGTTTGTAAGTGTTGTACATGGAGAATCTGGAGACGCAAATCTTTCAAATACTCTTGTAAACAATCCACCAATAGATACTGACTTTAATGATTGGAGTATGTTTACTCCAGTTGGAGGTTCTAAAAAAGGAGCAGCATTCTTTGTTGATAAATCAGAGTTAGGAGACGTTAAAGTTAATCAATATTTTAAATTTAGCAACTTAAATAAATATGTTAGAATTACTGCAATAGTAAACGACTATGGTGATTCTAATTTATATAGAGTTATATTAGAAAATAATATATCTATACCTAGCGACGGCGATATTCAATTATATGATAAATTTAGACCTAGTTTTGGAAAATTTAGTGCATACGATTTAAAAGATTTCGATTTCGATTTTTATAGTACTCAATATTCTGATTTAGGAGAACTTAAATATGAATTAAGCTCTGAAAAATTTAATAATCCTTTGATTCCTGTTTTAAAACAAGAAGAAATTGGAAATACGGAACAAAACTCTATTAATATAAGATCAGAGTATGATAGACTTTCTGAAAATAAACTTAAGGAAACTTCTCTTTTAAGTAGAGTGGTTCCAACGTTTATGAAATTTAAACTGAAAGGAGCTACTAACGCTAGAAATAAACCATACTTATTAAATGCAAGTGAGGTTTTTGGTGCAGATAATTTATCTCCCAATATAAAAATAGAATCAGGAAGATCTATTGATAATTTAAATATGGAACATTTCCATATAAATAAAATACCTAAAAGATTTATAACTGAAAATGGAACTTTAAATGGATTAAATTCTTATTTAGATTTTAAAACAGATGGAGATTTTACATTAGAAAAACTAAAATCAACAGACACAGATTACTTCAGTTTATATTTTAAATGGAACGGATATAAAGATTTTGAAAATGATGTATGGGTTGATGATAAGTTTAAAAATTTATTTACTAAATTTAGAGAAGGTACTGGAGAATTAAATTCTAGCACAGTTTTTAGAGGATTAAGATATTTATACAAAAAAAGAAAGGAAACAGAAAAGGTTGAACCTACTGAATTTATTGAAACTTCTGAAATTAACGATTTTAAGTTTGGAGTTGTCTTAACGTATAATTCAAATAGCACAATAAAATCAAATAAAGTTAATTATAAAGTTGTAAAAAACGATACTTTTAAATTTATATGTGTATTTATAGAATTAAATATAGTTTTAAACGTTGCCGGCTGGTTAGAAAGAGAGATGCTTTATAATCAAACAGATATTATAAGTGGCGAAACAACAGATCCAGTTACAGGTATTACTACTCCTATTTTGGTTGATTCAACCATACCATTTAATTTAGATTTAGCTGGAACAGATTGGAATGCCCCAACAGAGGGTTATTCCGTATTTCCTTCAAATTTATTAGGAGCTAAATTTACAGAACATGTAACACCAGATAACGAAAATAACTATTCATGGATTTATTTTGACACTGGGAATGGCAATATTTATGGGATGAAAGTACTTTCTATTCCTAATGACTCGGAAATTATAGTAAACGGAAGGCCTGTTTTATTTAATCCTACTCCTGATATAGATCCAAACACTGGTGAGGAAGGTTCTCCGGTAGAAAGTGGAGCCCAAGTATTAGGGGATGCTGCTATGGCGGCTTTAGCTAATGACGTTGAGTTTAAATATTGGAAAACTGGAAAATCTGGTTGGAAAAACGTATTAGAAGAAATTGTTTCTTATAAATTTGCTCAAAGATTTAATAAATTCGGAGACATAGAATATATTACAGTAAATAAAGAAAATATAAAATACAATGAATTTGTATTAGAAGTTCAAGATGGTGTAGAGTTTTTAAAACCCTCAATACTAACAAATTCATCAGATGGAGATAGACCTAAATCATATCAGCTTTTTTCTGGTGAAATAGGTAAAGTTATATCAGGAAGAAACGACAGAGGATATTTTACAATTCTTAGAAGAATGAATGGCGGTTATGATCCTTTATTTAAGGACTGTATCAGCTTTACAGATATTAACACAGAACAGAGCTTGCTTATTCCTGAATTAGGAGAAAACACAATAGAGCCAGATAAGGCAGATATGAGAGCTAATTTAATCTATAATAAATTTAGATACCTGGGAGTATCGTTTGCTTCTTATAAAAATGTAGACTCTTCTTATGGTTTTATTAACAATATGCATTTTCATAAGGTTAATGATGAAAATTCTAAAAACTTATTAAAATTGTCTGAGACATCTGATAAACTACCTTTATATCCATTAATTGGAGAAATAGCAATTGATAAAAAAGACTTTAATGTATTTAAATCTAAATATGCTAGCGATTATTTTACAAAATCATTGCCTGGTTTAAATAGAGAAAAAGCACATGGAACTTTAACACCAATTGAATTAAAATCATTTATGGTTTCAACTATAATGAAAGTAAAAGATGAGTATGACTTAACTAATTTTTCTTCAACGGAAGAAACTAGTTTAGACGCGTTAGATAGAATAAGATTTAATAAATTAGACACTGCATCAATCCACTGGGTTGAAAATAATGAAGACATTATAGCTGATTTTTATTTACCAAGATCAATTTATAACGAGTTATTAGAAGATGGCATCTATCATAAATTTAAAAAATACGTAGACTCTGAAAATTCATTTGGAGATAAAACAACAATAGAAGACGATTTAGAAAAATATGTATATCATAATATTGTTAATAGGTTTATTATAGAATCTATTAGTGTTTATGGTATTGAAGGTAAAGATTTAGAAACATCATTTGTTTCAGTTGATAATGTACAAGAATTAAAAGAAAATAATTTTAAACTAGACACTGGATTTGAGATACAAGGAGATCAAACGGATGGTTTAAGTTTTAGACTAATATATAATAAAAGAATAGGCTATAAATATAATTTAAAGCTTCATATTAAAATACAAGCATAATAGATGCCAATCAGAGTTCAAGAAATATTTAGAAGCGATTTAGATCCCAATAGTGATTACTGGTGGGCTAGTGATAAATTAGATAAACTTAATTATAATTTTGGTTTGCTATCATTAGGTGGTGTACCAGGTCCACTAGGACCCCAAGGTAATGATGGTTTTACTGGTGAAAGAGGTTTTCAAGGACTGGTAGGTTTTCAAGGTCCATTAGGACATCAAGGCTCTACTGGATTAGCCGGATATTCTCTATGGAAGATAATAAGCGGAGAAGATAATGATACTTTGATTCCATTATTTCAAGACAATGGATTATCAGAGTATTCTGCAATACCTATTATTATCGGTGGAGAAGATGACTCCATATTATGGAGCTCCGGAACCCAAGGCCCGGATCCTTATGGATATGATACTCCTTTAAATTATGAAAGTTCGGTTGCAACGTTCTATGCTAAGCAAAATAAGATTAATTTATCTTTTAGCTTAAATAATTCAGACGCTGGATATAGAATCAATGATGTAACGTCATCAACTAATATTGTTGATTTTGGTAATTTACCAGCCGATCCAAATATCGCAGGATATTTACATGTAAATAATATTTTAGATCAAACAGAATATAATTTACAATATTTAGATGCTCAAAATGAATTTCAAAACCTGCTTTCAATTGATGAAAATGATTTAACATCGTTTTCAACGAATTCAGTATTTAATCAACCAGTTATAGTAAATTCTTTAAAATATAATTCAAACGCAGGTATTGGAAAAGTTCTAGTATCTACAAACACTGATGGTGATGTCATTTGGAAAAATCAAGTTGAAGTTTTTAGCGCTCTTCCTGAAGGTTCTGTAATATCTCTAAGAAGAGAAGATTTTAATAATATTAATTTTCATATAAACGATGCAGGATCTTTAAGTGAAGATCAAGCTAATGAATTAAATATAATATATGGTAGAGGAAGAGAAGAAGGACCTTTTAGAGGATGGTATCTAGCTAATGGTAAAACTTGGGAATTTGATAATGGATTAGTTGCACATGCTGTTCCTAATTTAAATAGTTTTAATTATGTTATTGATAGCGGTACAGCAGGTACTGGAGAATTAGGAGGTACTGCAGGGGATGATACTACTATTATTATAGGAGGTGGAGACACTCAAGTAAACGCCCTATATAGTAATCCAAATACGAATTATACGGTAGATCTTACTTTAAATTCTTCGGACGATACTTTAGACGTAGATAGTATTACAGGCTCTTCTGCGATTTTACATAAAAATGTAAATATAGTAAAATTAAACGAAAACAACTTATATTGGAGAACAAATCCAGGAGGAGTACCTTTAACATTAACAATAGCGCTTTCAGTACCAGGAGATAATTCTGGAGTTGCATGTAGTAATTCACAGCAGAATTATGAAATTACTAATATTAGCGGAATAAGTGAATGGATAGATACTTCAAACGCTTTAACAGGATCTACGTTATACACTTCTGTTAATGGAGCCGCAGGATCTATCGCCGTTGCTAATAAATGGTATGCAACTGGCGGTGTTGCTAGATTTTGGAATGGAAGTTCATTTACATCAATAGTATCTTGTCCAGTTGTAAGCAATGTAAACTTAAGATATGATCTTAGTGTTACTGCCTTAAATGGAAGTGTTACATCGACTGGTATTTTTGAAATAGACGGAACAGATTTTGCAAGTGCAACAACGCTAATGGACTCTAATAACAATAACGCTAACGGCGGATGGTATAAAGTATCTAATGATGTTAATGGATTACGTAGGTTCTGGAATGGAAGTCAATTCTTAGGAGATTCAATTAGTGAAGAGTATGTTTATGAAGAAACTAACTTACAGCTATCTAATCAATCCGGAACTAGTGCATGTTCAATGTATGGTAGCATCACTCCTGATTTTATATATTATGCAACAGACAATATACCTACTGGGCCGGCTCTAAATCAATTAAGCAACATAAAAAGCGTAGACGGTGTTGTATACGTTCACTATAATTGGATAGGATCAGTTGGCGGTCAATTTCCACTAGTTAAAGTTTATGAACAAAATATAGTTAATAGTTCATCACCTTATTCTTCTATTATTGAAGGTAGTTTTAGTGGAAACAACGTATATGTTTCAAATATACTAACAACATCTAAAGTTGGTAAAGCAATAAGGTGTAATGACAATATAACTGGAAATACTGGAATTAATATAATAGACTGGAATAGTGGAAACCCACCTACAGTCGACGGCACTGGCGGAGTAATCGACATATATACACAAAACGGAAGAACTTTAAAATTAATAGCAACAAATAGTAACCAAAGCCATTGGGCTATAGCAAATGTTGTTATAACTGGTTCTAACGGATTTAGTACAACTTTAAGTGTATCACTAGAAGGAGATGTTGGTTCTAGTAATCAAAGTAGAACAGATACAGATACAGTTCCATTATTGGCTGGAGAATACACATGGACTTGGGACGTACTTAACATGACAAATTCAAGTATAATTAATTTTGTGTTTGATTAATGTAATTAATTTAACTATATCTCAATAAAAAACAAATATATAATAAATATACTATAAGATGGCAATTAATTTAAAACAAATATTAATATCAGACACTGATAACATTAAATTAGACAAAGTTAACTATAACTTTGATCAGTTAGTTGCTAATGGTGGAGGACCCCAGGGTTCACAGGGTACTGATGGAATTACAGGTTTTCAAGGAGTTACTGGATATCAAGGTTTTCAAGGAGAAATTGGTGATCAAGGAGTTCAAGGTGCTCAAGGTACTAATGGACAAGATATTTGGAAAATAAATATAGGTGATCCAGGTCAACAAACAGTTGATACTATTTTACCAGCACATGATATAACTAGTATAGCTAATCCACCAGCTGTTGTTATAGGATATAAAACAGATGACTTTCAATATGATTTACCAGAGGGTAATTCACAATTTGTAATACACAGACATGATCCTTTTCAAAGTAATTTAGAATTAAAATATAGCGGTAATACAGATACATCTTTTACGTTTGATTTAAGAGATAACGGGCAGCCAATGACAGTTGGTAGCATACTAACTCTTAAGTTTAAAGGCACTCAAAACGTAAATGATACAAATATATTTAACAGTGTTGCTGACAAATTTATTTGGAGAAAAACAGAAGGATCTCCAGAGCTAGTTTCAATAGACGAAAACTTATTTACAACAACTTTAGAAGCTGAATTTAATAATCTTACAGTAAATGATGGATTAACAATAAGTGATACAAGTGCTGATGTAGATAAAATTGCAGTATCTGTTGATTCAGATGGTGAAATTACTTTTAAAAGTGTTGATGAAATCGGAGGGGTGGTTCCAGTAGGTACTATAGTGTCTATGGTTCCTTCTTTTTTTACAGATTCAACTAAATTTATAAATCAAGAAACATTAAATTCGGTAAGTTCGCACCCTTTACAGATAAAGGTTGGTGCTGGTATAGGAGAGCATGCTGGGTGGTATTTATGTAATGGTCAAGATTGGACTAACGGTGAATCAACTTATTCAACACCTGATCTAAACTCATTTTCATACACAATAGACAATGATCCTAATATTAGTGATTCAACAAGCCAAGGAGATGCTAATGTATCTAACAATTCTCTTTCGATTATAGGAGGAGCAGATACTAGCTTAACAGGTACTTATAATCAAGCAAATAGCAATTATACTGTTACAGGTACTTTAGATCCTAATACAACTGAAAACTTTTATACAGCAACAGGTTCAACTTACGTTGTTAAAAAACTTCCTCAAGTAATATATTTAGGATTAGATGATTTATATTGGAGTGACGCTGGATCAAATCAAGGGTTTGTACCGAGCTCGTTTACTATACCAGATTGGACTGGAAACGTTTCGCTCACAGTTCCTTCTTCAGGTGGACATCCAGCATTTACATTAGGTAATTCAACTGATGTTAGACCTCAAGCGAGTCAACAGCCATTCCCTGCAAACACAACACAAACCGATAACGGGCCATACTCATATAATTATGAAGTGTTAGTTCCAAGTGGATATGCAAACTCAGGATCATATATTCAAGACACAATACAAGGTGTTATTGTAGAGACAAGCTATAATCCTTCATTTAATGCAGTATTAAACTTTCAACCAACAACCCCTAACACATCAGGAGCATTAAGCTATAGTGATGGACATACTGGAACTCCAGGTTCTCAAGGAGCTGGTACAATTACAGTAAACGCACCTAATGATTATTATTTTGTAGATGACCCTGCAATAGTTTATGCTTCAGGACCTCAAGCAAATGCTTCAATATCACATGACGGCGATGTATACGCAGCGGACGGTACTACTAGTATTGGTAAAACATACGATACCGCTTTTACAATAGGATCTACAGGTACTACAACAGAGTATACGTATTCTAGTAACGTTCCAAGTGTATTAACACAAGACGTTATTGAAACAGCAGTAGAAACATCTCTTGGAAGCGGTGGTATAAATTGGGAATGGGCATTTTCAAGTAGTGTTATAACAAACCAACAAGGAAATCACGTATATACTGGGAGACCAAATGAAACATATAACCTACAAGTAAGCTGTTGGTACATAGGCCCAAATTCAAACCCGGTAGGTATGCAACAATTTTCAATTCAAACAACTCAATTAAGCGGTCTAAATCTAGGATACGACGTTGACTCTGATCCTTCTTCATCTGGAGCAGACATATATATGTCAGATACTGGTAATAATACAATGCCACCGAGTGGAGGATCGTCATCAAGAATGTATGCGGGTATGTTAACAATAACTTCAACAGGTATTGGAAGTGGAGAGTTTTTAAATAGAATGCAACACATATAAAATATGATTTTTTATAAATACATACTTGATAAAATATTAAATAAGAATACTCTAATTTTCATTGGAGTTTCTTTGTTTGTTTTGCTTTTTTTAAGACAATGTAATCAAATAGAAAACTTAAAGATAGAAATAGATAATGCTCAAAAAATATCTAATAGAAACTTAAATAATTATAAAGCGAGTTTAGATACTATTAAATTTGAGAAAAATAAGAATGAAGAAACTATTGCTAAGATAAGATCTTATGAATTAGAGGTTTCAGATTTAAATAAATCTAAAGCAAATCTTCTTAAAAAATATAACAATGTTTTAAGCATAAATAAAGACGTTGAAGAGATTAATTCAGTAATTAGTGCAGATCTAGAGGTTAAAGATTCTATAATTAACGCAACATCTATTATTACAAAAGAAGCAGACACAACAACACTTTCAATATTTGATAATAAAGAGTGGGATAAATATAATTGGAGAAGTTTTGATGGATCATTAAGATTAAGAGTTAATGATTCTTCATTTAGCCTACTTTCATCAGAGTTTAACTTTAGTCAAGGTATTAGTTTGACAGCGGGTATTATAAAAACAACTGAAGGAAATAGCTTAAAAATAACTTCGCCATATCCTAATTTAACATTTACTAGGATTGAAAATTTAAATTTAGTAAATGATGAATTAAATAGACCTATGATAGGAAAGTCAGGATGGTCTGTAGGATTTGGAGTTGGATATGGATTAAATTTAAATCCAAATCAAGTAATTAGTGTAGGACCTACTATTGGAATAGGACTTTATTGGTCTCCAAAATGGTTAAGATTTTAAAATATAAAAAATAACAATGGCGCAATCATCTAAATTTGCAAGACTTGACGAAGACGTACTATTAGAATTTATCTATCACGATCAAAGCGCGACTGATAATGCTAAAATAGAAAATGACGAAAACGGAAGTCAACTTAAATACTTAAACACATCAAACACGAATAGTGCTGATAGAATGCTTATTCACGAGTTAGGAAGTGATGTTGTTAATTTTACAGTAAATGTTGCAAATGGATATGTATATGTAAACAATTTCGCTTCTAGAGAGCTAATCTTAAAGAATGGAATGACATATAAATTTAATCTAAATGATGTGTCAATAGATAATCAATCTGGGTTCTATATAAATGGAGTTGCTCAAACGCCAGTTGGTGGAATAGTAACTTATAGTCCTAATACAAATGGAAATTACACATACTCTTATGAAAACGCATTAGGTACTTCTTTTATTGGAGGTAATTTAATGGTTGGTGACAGAGCTAATTCTTTATATGCAAGACCAGAACAGGAAACAGGTAATACAATTAAAACAGCACCGGGAGAAGTTGGAAGATACTATGCAGTACCAACTGATAATTCAAATACATTAGCACTTTTAGGAAATGATTTAGATTATTTAAATTCTCAAGAATGGGAAGGAACAAGTTCTGCTAATTTAGGAGTTGTTCAATCTTCACAAGTACAGGCAGTATGGTATGATACTATAAGACTTCACTTAAGAACAGGATATAGTTTTAGTGGTAGAGGATACGAAGGATTTTTATTCCAAGTAAAAGCAAAAAGAAATTCAGGAGAATATGGTTATTTTACTTCTGTTGTTTATTTAAACTCTTCAAGCTTTGAGGTTCAAAATCCTAATCCATTTACTTTAGTTGATAGTTCTTTTTCAAAATATATTGAAATTAAAGTACCTGCACTAATACACATGTCAGACGCTAACAAAAATTTAGAGTTTTCTGAAACTTTTTTTGGGACAGGATCTGATGCAATACTTTCAACTGCAAATTATGAAATATCTTTAGGATTAATATCTGATGTTAAAACTGTTACAGGATATGATTATATTGAAATTGCTGATGAAAAAGAAATAACACTAGCACAAGAAGACGAATTCGTAGATATAGCTGTTAATTTAAATGAAGATCCTAATGGAGACTATTTTCAAATATATGGAACTAAAGACGGCTCTCAATCAGGATTTGAAAACTATATTAATGGTAGAATAGAAACAACATCAGATGACATTACAGTTTTTTATGATGTTGAAGTTAGTGAACAAATAGGTTTAAATTATATAAGTACATATCAATCAACGTTCTCACAGGTTTCAAATTTTGATCAAAACTTAATATACAGACCTGTAATTTTAAATTCTTCAGTAAGTAGTAACTTTTTATTACAAGTATCTATGAGAATTTATAATGAAACAGATAATACACAAATATTAAAAAGAGCTTCTTTAATATACAATAAGCCTAAGAAATATGGTAGAAGAATGTCTAAAATAAATTTAAGTGGAAATTATTCTCCAACTGTAATTTACAATAAACTAGACAATACATCAGTTAATAGAGAAATTAATCAATTTGTTAACTCATCAAGACCTGTTATAGGAGAAACTAAATATGTGCCAGTTGCTATTAATGTATATGGCGTTGTTGCAGGATCTACTAATATAACACTACAAGGAACTGAAATAGAGTCAACGAATGAAATTGATTATTCTCAAAATGGAGAAGGAGAAATAACTTTATCTAAAGTGTCTGATAACTTTATTAAATTTAGTATTGCTAAACCAGCTGGAGATTCTTTAGAATCTATAAGTTTGGTTAATGCTGATGATATTGTTTTAATTATTAAATCAGGGGCAGTGGAACAACAAGTTAGCCACAACCCTACTTTCCCAGATATCGATTTAGGAAATGGAGAAGTTTTATTTAAAGTAAATAAGGCAGTCGCAACAAGATTTGATAAAGAAGATACTAATATAAATCAAGATAAGTTTTATATTAACTTAAAGAATGGAGAAACAGAATCTCTTCTATATCACGGTAAAGTAAATATTATATAATGATATTAAACAGTAGAAATAACTTATTTAACTTTAAATTTCCTCGTAAATTTATACCGGTTGAAGTGGCTGATAAATACAGGAAGTATTTAAACAGAATGCCTGGGAATTTAATTACAGAACCTATTGATTTTATTAACTACTCAATACAAGGTATTGCAATTCCTGGAATTGAATTTGATCCTGTAGAACAAACACCAAATGATGGTACTATTACATATCATAGAGGATCCATACCTATTCAAAACACAATTGAAAGACAATTTCAAGTAGAGTTGCAACTATTAGATGGGTATATAAATTATTGGATTTTACAAGACACTCTTTTGTATTACTATTCTAAATCTGTTAGAGCTCCATTTATTGATGATTTAAAGCTTCAAATATTAGATGCTGAAGGAATACATGTTATGAGTGCTACATTTGAAAAACCTATTATGAACTCAATTACCGAACTGGAATTAAACATGAGTTCTAACATAGCGGAGTTTAACACATTTACAATTAACTTTTATTATAATAAATTTAATTTAAAGTTAGAAATTGATTAAGATATATACTATATGAAAACATTTTTAGATTACATGACAAATGCCAATGCAACTGAAGCAGAACTTCAAATATTGCAAGAATCTTTACAGTCGGAGTGGACTGAATCTTTAGAAGAAAAAGTAGATTCTGCTCTTGAAGAATTTGTATCAGAATACAAGCAGGAAGATGGAACATACGATGTTGAAAGACTTAATAATGAAATGACTAATGAAGGTATATTAGGTTCTATTTTTGGAGGTCTTACTGGGTTTGCTTTAGGAAAAACAATTGGTAAAGCAGTTGCTAAAGTCTTAGGTATTGAAAAAGGAATAATGTATGAAATGCTAACCTCTCGATTAGTTGGTGCCGCTCTTGGTGCTGCAATCGGTAAAAAACTATAAGAATGATTTACGTAGCAGTAGACTTCTCTTTAAATTCACCTGGTATTTGTATTCACGATGATTCAAAGGATTCATATCACTTTGTGTCTTATATTAAAAGAGGACAAGGAACTAAAAAAGATCAAAAGAAACAAGAAGACATTTCTCTTCTAAAAGACACCACATTAATTTATCAGCCCGACTGGGATAAAAGCGATAACTATTCAAGTGCTGAAATATCTAAAGTTAGAAGATATTCAAGAACCGCTCAAGACCTTATTGATATTATATTAAAGATAACTAAAACTAAAGACAATTATATTATTGGTTTTGAAGGAACTTCTTTTGGTTCTAAGATGGGAACTAATAATATTATTGATATGGCAGCAGGTGCAGCCCTTCTAAAAGCTGAAATGCTAAACCAATTAGATGTTAAAGCTCTAGAGACTGTAGCACCTTCAACTATTAAGAAACATGCTGGTAAAGGTAATATGAATAAAACAATGCTTTGGAAAGTTTTTATTGATAATAATATAAAAGACCAGAAACTAGCATCCTCTAAACTATTTAATTATTGTGTTGATGAGATTGGAGAAGTTTCTAAGATCCCAAAACCTTTTGATGATTTGGTCGATGCCTTCTTCTTGAACAGCTTACTTCAAACGTTATTTAACCCTCAGGCTTAAAACTCTAAGCTTATATTACATATATGATAAAAAGTTTCAATAATAATAAATAAAATAATAAAATAATGGAAAAGAAAAAGATAGCTTCGGCACACTTATTAAAATTAAAAGAGATATTGTTTGATATGATATCACAAAACAGAATATCAGAAGCAGAAGCTCTAAATATTTTAAGAAAAGCAGGATTAATAAAGCTTCCAGAGGCTGATGGATGGATGGATGAAGAAGGATCCACATATAGAAAATTATAGAGATATATATTTTAAGATTATATTTTGAAACCTTTTAAAGATTCATTGTATAATTAATGAAAGTTTTTTAAAGGTACCTTAACGAACAATCAAAGATTTAAAGATTATTAACAAAATTAACGAAATTAAAGATTTAAAGAAATGGCAGAATTTGACATTTTCAACTTAAGCGTAAGCGATGTTGAAACACACGACACACAAAGCACTAAAACGGATGTACTATACAAGCCGAGTGCAGATCAAGGAAAAGATGGAACTTATAAAGCACTAGTACGCTTTGTTCCTAATCCAGCAAACCCAAGAAATTCACTAGTTAAAAAATACGTACACTGGTTAACAGATGCATCAGGTAATGGTCGATTAATTGACTCACCTAGTTCTGTTGGCGAAAGTTGTCCAATTGCAGAAGCTTTTTTCAAACTAAGAAATAGCGATTCAGCAGTTGACCGTAAGATGAGTGAAAAATTAAAGAGACGTGAGCAATACTACTCTCTTATTAAAGTAATTAAAGACCCTCAAAATCCAGATCTAGAAGGACAATACTTAGTGTATAAGTTTGGTTATAAGATTAAGGAAAAGATTGACGAGGAATTAAAGCCAGCTTTTGGTGAACCAACTCAAGTATTTGACCTTTTCGAAGGTAAAAACTTTGAATTGATTATAACAAGACAAGGTGAATATAACAATTACGATAAATCTAAATTCTCTGCAAGCACTTCAGCAATCACAGTAAATGGAGAAGCTGCTGAAAGAACAAAAGAGACAATGTCAGTTATTAAAACTGAATTAGATGCAGCACCATCATTAGAGCCTTACGAGTATAAAGTATGGGATGGAGATGCAAGAGATTTCGTAAACGGAATTTTACGTCAATACTTAAATCCAGGAGGTTCAATTGATGCAGTGGTTTCAAAACCTAAAGCTGCGCCAAAGGCATCTAAGCCAGTTGAAGTATCTACACCAGTTGTAGAAACTACTTCAACAACAGAATCAACAAGTGCAGATAGTAGTGATGATCTAGATTCTTTCTTGAATGACCTCGACATCTAAGATAGACGAAACATTAAAGCAAAAAATTAGAAGCTTAGTAAAGCAAGTTGTAGTAAACGAGCACACTGACCCTAATAAAAGAATGCTTAAGGAAATGCCAGGCCGTTTGAGCCTGGCATGCCCTTATTGTGGAGACTCTACAACAGATACACATAAGAAGAGAGGTAATATATATTGGGATAGTTTACAGTTTCATTGTTTTAACTGCTCTGCCCATGGAGATGTTTATTCTTTATTAAAAGATCATCACGTAGGATTCAAAGATAGAGAAGATTCTATTGCTATTATAGATTTCATACAGGAACATAGAATACAAGCAAACACTGTAGAAGTATTAGAACACGACATCTTTAAAAAGATATACGACTTAGCCCCTACTCGAGAAGAATTAAGTAAAACATTTGGATATAAAGAAATAGAAGTAGGAGATCCTGGTTATTTTTACTTAAGAGGGAGAATGTTATCTCATAAGCTTGAAAACTTTATGTATTCTCCTAAAGATAAAAGAATGGTTGTTCTTAATTTAGGCCCTAATAAAAAAGTTATAGGGTTTCAAACAAGAGCTCTTTCCAAATATAGAAACGCAAGATACCTAACGTATGATATTGAAAAAATATATCAAGAAATGAATAAAGATCTTGGAGTATCTGAAACTGAATTAATAAGTCTTAAAAAAATATCAACACTCTTTGGTATTTTAAGAGTTGATTTACAAAGAACAGTCACTATGTTTGAAGGTCCTATTGACGCAATGTTTATGTCAAATAGTATTGGATTAGCAACAGCAGGTAGATCAACAGAAGAGTTTGATGAAATACCAACAATACGTTATATGTTTGATAACGACAAAACAGGTAAAGAGAAGATGATGCAAAAACTTCGAAGAGGTAAAGAAATATTTATGTGGGGTAAATTTCTTAATGATACCAAGCTAGATTTAAAATACGATAAATGGCTAGACGGAGTTAATAAAGAAAATAGAGATAAATATCCTAAAGAATTAGGTGATTTAAATGATCTAGTACGAGTAGCATACTATTTAAAAGACGATTGTCTTAAAAATCTGTCTGAATATTTTAGTAATTCTAAACTAGATGCATTTTACCTATGACAAATAAAGAAATTAACGAAATGATAGATCATGAGTTTGACGAATTCGAACACGATCGAAACCGTAGAAAAAATATTAAAGCTTTTTTAAAACTTAAAAGCTCTATATATGATTTTACGGAAACTAAATTAACTATGACAGATCCTAAGTTTAAGAAAAAACTTAGCACTTCTGTTTATATTAAACACAAAAATAAAAATAATAATCAACTGTTTTAAACTAATAATCAATGGCAGATTTAAAAGATAAAATACTTAAATTAGACGAATATCTAGGAAGACAAAGATTAGATTGGACTGATAAAATAAAAGAACTTACAGTTAATTTAAAGAAAGGTGTAAACCTTGAAGAGGTTAGTTCGTTCTCATTGAGTTATCGACAAATATTAGTAGAACAGCTTGCATCTATGTCTAATAAGATGAGAGCACAAAAAGCAACAGTTGATCAAAAGTATAAAACAAAGTGGATAGAATATTATCAATACGATTATAAACTAACCGACAAGCAACGAGAAAGATTTCTTGAAGCGGATTTAGCAGAAGATAGACAGCTGCTAGATTTATTAGAAACACAGAAGAGCTTTATTGAAGCTTCTGTAAAAACTCTTGACAATATGGGCTTTGCAATAAAGAATCGCCTCGATATGACAAGAATATAAAAAATAGTTTCATGAAAATTGGTACTAACATTAACAGATGATAATCAATTTCTACGAATTGATGATGCTACTGAACTTGAGTTAGAACAGATTACAATCTCCCTTACAAAAAGAATTGAAAGTTGGAGATTTAATCCGTTAGTAAAACGAGGAGTGTGGGATGGTTATGTCTCTTATATTAAAGATGACAAATGGATTCCAGCTGGACTATGGAGGCATGTTATACAAATTTGTAAAGATTATAAGATAGAGATTCAAATGAACGGAATAAAACGTTTAATTGATCCAGATATTAACGCAGAAGCATTTGAAGAATGGGCTCTTAATTTCTTTAAAGGTGCTGAGATAACTCCAAGAGATTATCAAATAGAAACAGCATATAACATACTTAAATTTAGAAAGTGTTTAGCGGAGTTGGCAACATCAGCTGGTAAAACTTTAATTAGTTTTATGACTGTTGCATATATGCTAGAAAAGAAAAAAGCTCAAAAAATATTATTTATAGTACCTAACGTATCTTTAGTTGTACAGGCCCATGAAGATTTTCATGAATATAATTACATGAATAAAGTTAATTTAAAGATTCAACAGATATATTCAGGTAAAAAAATTAAAAGTAATAAAAATATAATTATTGGTACATATCAATCTTTAGTAAAAAAAGATAAAGAATATTTTAGTCAATTTGACGCTGTTTTAGTAGATGAAACTCACAAAGCAAAAAGCGCATCTATAAAAACAATATTACAAAAATGTACTAACGCAAAATATAAATTTGGTCTTTCAGGAACAATTCCTAAAGATGGATCTCTTGATAAATTAACTCTTATGAGCCAGACTGGTCCAGTTATTAGTGAAGTCAAAGCGGCTTTTCTACAAAAACAAGGACATATTGCAAAATGTTTGGTTAAAGTAATTCAAATGAACTATGCAACAGAAAATCAAAGACAAGCGTTTCAAGAGCTTGCGCAGAACAAATATGATAGAAAGGATGTTTTCCAACTTGAACAAAATTTTATTATTAATAACGAAGCACGTCTTGATTTTATCTCAAGCGTTATTTCCAGAGTACCCAGGAATAGCCTTGTCCTTTTTCACAGGATTGAACACGGTAAAAAATTATATGAAAAACTTAGACAAGAAAGCGATAAAAGAGTTTTTTATGTGGATGGCGGAACCAATACTGATATTAGAGAAGAATATAAAAAGAAAATGGAAGCCGGTGAAGAAGTTGTCATCGTTGCGTCCTATGGTACTTTCTCAACAGGGATCTCGATTAAAAAAATACACAACATATTCTTTACGGAATCTTTTAAAAGTGAAGTGATTATCAGGCAATCAATAGGACGTGGTTTAAGGCAACATGAATCAAAGGACAAGGTTTTAATAATCGACTTTGTTGACGACATTAGAACGCAAGAGTGGGATAATTATCTATATAAACATGGTAAAGCTCGCCAGGCAATATATAAACAAGAAAAGTTTGATTATAATATTAAAATAGTCAATTTTGAAGGAGATATATAAGATATACGTAAATAAAATAAATAAAATTTATAAAAATGGCAAAAATGAATAAAATCAGTTCTTTTCAAACTTTTTCTGAAGTAAGAGAGGCTGAAAATGCTGATAAACTACAACAAGAAAATCAAGCTAAAAGATTAGAGCTAACAGAAAGAATAGGTAAAATATTAGATGAAATGGAAATAACATCTTTTGAAGACTTAGACGAAGAAGTTAGAGATCAATTAGTAGAAAAAACGTTCGGATTAGTTAAAGAAGGAGATAAAACAAAAGTTTCTAAAAAAGAAATTAAAATGCATCTGGATATGTTCCAAGCAGGAGACATCGATGGTAATGATTTATCACAAGCTATTTCTGCAATTATATTCGGAGAAGTAAAAGGACCGGGTATGGAATCTAAAGATTCTGAACAGGTTTCAGAAGCAACTGTTGTTATGGACGCAATAAACCCTGATGATAAAGATTTCTTAAAATTCTTAAAAAAGAATAAAGTTAAAGTAATTGACACTGTAAAATCAGGCCCAAGTGGACATCCTGAAATTACAATGCAAGGAAAAAGAAAAGATCTTGAAGCAGTATTAGCTGACGGTGAATTAGGATGGGATGATCCTGGTTTAGCAGAATTTATTGAAGAATCAATAAACATTTCAGAAGCAGTAATAGTTACTGGTAGAAGAGACGCTAAAAAAGTTTTAACAGCATACACTAAATTTTTCCAAAAATATCCAGCATTAGCTGATAGGAGATTTGCAGGTTTACATTTAGGAGCAATCAAATCCTTAATGGTTTCTGCATTAACAGATGCTAATTTTCATAGAGAATCAGCAGCGTGCGGAAAGTCTATTAAAGGAGCAAAGCTTCAACCTGTTTTTATTAAGCCAATGGAATTAAATAAAACAGAAATTAAAATACCTGTTGGTAAAGTAGCATCTATTTTAGATGATAATGCATCTCTTATTTCTGGTGCAGCCGGCTTTTCTGGTTTAGGTATTGCTGAAGGAACAGCATTATACTTAGATTCTCTTAAATATGTTAAAGAAGCAGAAGCAGTTATTGCATGTTTTAATTCTACGTTTGAAAGTGAAGTTACTGACGTAACAGAAGGTAATGCATTTTTAGGAGCTAGAGCTAAGGCTATTGAAGAAGATGCTGAAGAATTTGAATTTAACGGTAAAAAATATCCAGTAATTAAAGAATCAGAAGAAGTTACTGAATCAGCCGAACCAAAGTGTAATAATAAAAAAGGACATTTATATAAGCAAATTGATAAGGACGGAACGGTAGAATGCGTGCACTGTGGTCTAAGAAATTCATTAAGCGAATCAGAGGTTAATGAAGCTAAATCTTTTAAAAATACTGAAGATTTTGAAGCATTTTTAAAGGAAATCGATGCTATGCCAGAAAGAGCAGTTAGAAAGATAATGGGTAAAGAATATATCGATACTCCTGGTTTTTATGAAGATGAAAAGGATGATTATGATGATGTAATTGACTTCATGATTTCAAACATGGGTGCAGATATTTATCACCAATTAGAACAGTGGTGGGAAAACAATGTTCAAGAATCAGCAGTTACTGAAGCTAAATTTGTAAAAGATTTTGATAAAGATGTTTTAGATGCTGAAACCAAAGCAGATATAACAACTTACTACCCTTCTGCTAAATTCTTTATAGGTAAATCAACCCACTTCTTCGGAGAATTAGATAAAAATTTATTTTTTAAAGCATATTATAAAGATTATGTAAAGAAGGCTGGTGGTAAAATCGATGGTGATTTTAAAATTGTAATGATATATTCTGAAAAAGGTAGAAATTTTGTACCTTTATTTACTAGAGAAGTTACTGAATCAGTGGTTACTGAAGCTAAAATTAATTCTGACGAAGAGTTTAAAGAATATGCTACAACTGTTTTACAAAAAGCGTTTGGTGAAGATTATGACGAAGCAAAAGCAAACGAAGTTATTGATGGTATTTTAGCAAAAGTTGACGGAGATTACGGCGCTGCTGTAGGAATGTTAACATCTTCATTAGGAGAATCAGTAGTTACTGAAAAAACATATAATAAAAAGTCTTTAATGAAAGCAATGAAAGCCGATGATGGTATGATACAATTAGGCAATGGTCAAGAATATGTTATCTACGCTTACGGTAATGGTAATGATGATAACGACAATATGTGGGGAGATAAATCAATCTTTGCGTTAGACCAAGACGGCGAAGAGCATGAAATTGAATATTCTGATATTGTAAGTTATAATGAAGCTAACGCTGATGGAACTATTTCAGATGATGAAGACGAAAAAAGAGAAGAACTTTTAAATAGAGTTAAAGAACAAATGGAAGAGCTATTAGCATCTGCTGAATTTGATGCTAAAGAAATTGGTGGTTCTTTTAGATCTCCTGGTATTATGTTTGATATTAGAAAACAACTTGATAAGCAAGTTAAAAAGTTTAAATAAAAATAGAAAAAAAGATGACCTGGATTTTTCCGGGTCAAATCTTTTTATTATATTAGTAGTATGAAGAAAGCAAAATTATATGAAGAGTTTATCAACGAAGAAATCTATTTAACATATAGTGAAATCGTAGGTTATCAATTTGATAAGTTTTTAGAATCATATTTTAAACTAAATAAAGATAACAAAACAGTTTACGATAAAAAAGAAGATTTTACGTATGGTTTTAGAAAAGGATCTAAAACTGCACATTGGAAATATGATCACGATAATTTCGAATTACACCACAGTGAAAAAGAATTTCATGTCTTAGGTCTTATAAATTTTTATAAACAAGCATCAAAGGGACATCCCTGGTCTAAATAAAACATACGCAATGAAAATATTATCATTTAAAGATTTCTTAATAGAAAGAGAAAATAAAGAAGTATTAGACTCTAAATTAATTTTAGAAGGTGGGGCAGCAGGTCACATGTCACATCCATTTGATGAAAAAGATTTGACATTTGCAGATTTTAAAAAGATAGTAACTGCTGGTCTTCAAGGTGAATTAAACTTTGAGGAAGAAGCAACTGAAAAAACGGATGGACAAAATGTATTTGCAACAGTTCAAGATGGAGAAGTAAAATTTGCCAGAAATAAAACTGAATTAGCAAATCCAATGGACTTGGCTACTTTTAAGAATAAGTTTGAAGGACATCCAAGTAAATTAGTACAAGATACTTTTCAATTTGCTGCAGAAGATTTAGCAAACTCATTAAATAAATTATCCCCTAAAGATTTAGAAGTTTTTGATAATGGTAAAAACTGGATGAACATGGAGTTAATTTACTCTAAGAATCCAAACGTTATCTACTATGACCGCGATGTTATTCAATTTCATGGTATAAAGAAAACTGATGGTGAAGGTAATACTATTGGAGAAGATAACAAACCAGCAAGATCAATTGCGAAAGCAATGCAAGATCTTAAAATTAATGTTGGTAAAACATTTACAGTTATCCCACCTCAAATTATTAAATTAGGTAAAGATTTAGAATTTGATAAAAATCAATCTAAATTTATAAAACAAATAGAAGCGTTAAGAGATCGTTATAAATTAACAGACGCTGATGAAGTTTCTAGATATCATGAAATGTGGTGGAGAGAAACAATAGATACAAATTTCCCTGATTTACAACAAGACTATAAAGAAGGTTTATTATTAAGATGGGCTTATGGAAATAAGAAGTCTTTAAATATGAGAAGTCTTGCAAAGGAAATAGGAAAAGATGAAGCAGCTTCTGTTAAGAAATTCGACAAAGAAGATGTTAAAAAGAAATATAAAGAAAACATTAGACCTTTTGAAGATTTATTCTTAGAACTAGGATCTATAATTCTTAAAAATGCTTCTAATTTTGTAGCAGCAAATCCAGACAAGGAAATGCAAAGATTACATAATCAAATTAGAAGTGAATCAGAAAAAATTAAAAAAGGCGGAGGAGAAGCTCAAATTGCAAAAGTAGAAGCTGAACTTGCTAGGTTAGAAAGAATTGGTGGTGTAGAATCTATTATACCAACTGAAGGAATAGTCTTTGTATATAAAGGAAAAACAATGAAATTAACAGGTACGTTTGCAGCCATTAATCAATTAATGGGAATTATAAAGTACGGAAGATAAATAATATAATATGGCACTTAAAAAATTAAGAGAACATTTTCAAGAAACTAATATTAATGAGTTTCATAGATTGTTAAAAAATAGAGTAATGGTTGTTGAAAAAATTTCAGCACCATCTTTTTATGTTAGAAGAAATGAAGAAAAATTTGAATTTTATAAATCTTCAAAATCTAAACCTCTAACAATAATAGATAGAACTATTATGTCTCTTTACGAAGTTGCCATTAAACATATACAAAGTTTAAATCCTAAAAGTAAAAAACAATTACCAGATAATTATAGATTTGGTTTTGAATATTTACCAGAAGAAAAGGTTTCTGAATATGTATACACTAAAATACCTAAAAATACTTTAATATTAACGCACATCCACCAACTAGGTGAAAACGGAAAAGTAAAAAAGACAATTATAGATCCTTTAATTATAAAAAAATGGGCTACCGTATTAGAAGTACAACAACAAGAAGTTATATTTGACGGAACTTTAGATTCAACTCAAAAAGAAAAGCTTATTAATTTATTAGAAATGAATGATAAAGCTTTTTCTGAGGCATTTGACTACGATATAGAAACGGATAAATTAGTTTCTTTCACAAAAGAAATATACAAGATATTTAATATTAATTCAACATCAAGCGTTCTTCAAGAGGATTTAGAATCTGAAATAGATGGTTTAGTTTTAAATTTTGCTGAAGGTAAAAAAATACAATCTTATAAATTAGAAGATTTTATTAGAAAACCTTTAAATGAAATTAGAGAAGGTTCTCATACATATCAAATAGCAATCGCAGATATATTAGAATATTTTGTTAATTATAATTTTTCAGAAACAAATTTAGTTGAAGAAAATGCAGAAAAAAGATATATAGAATTAATCTCAGCAGCATTTAACAAATACGTTAATAAAAACGCAACAAGATATATTGGAGTTAATTTCCAAAATGCAGAATTTTCTTCTTCTAAATTATTTAATTTAAATACAACATTCATTAAAAACGAAAAAACATTAACACATGTTTCAAATGAAGTTTTATCAAGTTTATTTAAAATAACATTAGGTACTTTTAGAAAGCATAAAACGAAAGCAACAGATATATTAAATGATGATATGATATCTCAATTAAATAATATAGTTGATAAAATCAATGATGTTGTTTTTCTAGAAAAAGCAGACGAAAATTCTATATATAATTATAAGAATTTTATGATGCATAACAATATAAAAAGCGAAGTAACTTTAAATGAAGCGCTAACTGTTAAGCACGCTGAGCAAGGTAAAGAATTAGTAAATATGTTCGTTGGTAGATTTCAGCCATTCACATTAGGACACGCCAAAGTTTTAGAAGCAATTCACAAACAAAATGGATATCCAGTTATTGTATTTTTAATTAAAGCAAAATCTAAAAAGAAAGGTGACGAATTTAGAAAACCTTATTCTGAAGATTTACAAATTAAAATGTTTAAACAAGTTCAAAAGCAATATAAATTCTTAAAAGAAATTATAGTTCTTGATAGAGGTGCAATTGATTATATGTTTAACGAATTAAGACCTAAATACGAGCCAGTACTTTGGGGAACAGGATCAGACAGAATGACTTCTTATGGATATCAAGTAAATAATGATTCTTATAGAGATCAATTAAATGTAAGATCCGATTTTGGTTTATTTGAAATACCAAGAACAGATAATAATATTTCAGCAACACAAGTAAGAAACGCAATGTTAGACGGTGATGAATCTTTATTTAAAAAGACTACCCCAAAGGCAATTCATAAAATGTATGATGTTTTAAAGTCTGAACTTGAAAAATCTATGGAGATGGTTGCAGCTTCTAAAGTTGTATCAGAATCCGTTATGACATTTCAAGAATATATGAATAAATTAAAATCATAAATAAATAAAGAATATATAATCTTATAATATAAAACAAAATAAAAGTCATGGATAAATCACACTTTAATCAAGATGATAGAGTAGATGAAGGGAAAATAACAATAAAAAGACGTTATACTGAAAACTACCCTGCAAAAACTGTTGGTAAATCAGCAAAAATAAGAAACAAAATGTTGGAAGCAATTTCGGACGGGGCTATTACCCAAGAAGAATTTGATTCTATCATAGCAGAATTATCATCTGATTCAAAAAGATGGTTATCTCGTAATTCTAGGTTATTTAATATTACAGAGGCTGGAATAACATTAACAGGGTTAGGTAGAAAGATTTTATCTCAAATTACAGTAAATGAAAAAACAGAAAAGAATCCAGAAATATGGGTTCCTGGAAAATTTGATAAAGAAGTTTCTAAATTATCAGCTGATGAATTAACACTAGACAATATAAAAAAATTATCAAAAAAACATAGAGTATTTTTACAAGATGCAATAGCGTATGTTGAATATAGCTTCGATGTTGATATTGTAGAAAATAAAGAAAATAATATGAAAACAAAATTAGTATTTGAATCTTTCGGAGATTTTGTAAACTCATTAGATAAAAATAATGAAGAATTAAACGAAGGCACTAGAGGCCAATTCGGAATGATTGATAAAAAAGGAAATATACAGTCAGTATATATGCATTATGATTCATATCCTGAAAACATTCTACCATTAATAAAAAGAGGTTACGGAAACTCTAAAAAAGTACAAGCAGTTATTGATAGAGGAGATACTTCTGGATTAGATAAAACAGTTGATACTATGAATTTCTATGAAGATGGTAGAAAGCCAACTTCAGGTAAAAAAGCAGACATTGCACGTTATATTAAAAAAGCAGCTGATGATGGTGGAGCAGAATACATCTATTTATATGATGAGTCTGATAAAACTTGGTACATGGTTGATGTTTATGGAGACATGCAATTAGTTCCTGCATTTGAATCAGTAATTAATGAAGCTGTAAACGCAACTGCTTATATTAAAGCTGGTAAATTAGGTTATAATGATCAATTCTTAGCAAAGAGATCTTTATCATGGACATTATCAGTTGACTTAGGTCTAAAAGCATCTGATGAATTTGTCGGACCATGGTTAGGATTCGATTATGTATCATTATATGCTATTGGTAAAAAAGGAGGAACAATTATTGATGATGCCTTAACTGGTAAATATACTTATGACGAATTAAAAGCAGCAGCAGCTGATTTTTTAGGTATTAAAGAATCAGAAGAAGCTTTAGGTGAATCAGAAGATACTGAACTTAATGAAGCATTTAAATCTTCTAAATTAAGAAATTTAGTAAATATGGATCAATCACAACGTGATGGATATGGTAAAGCAAGAAATTTAGCAGCTGCTATTTATGGATTATCAAAACTAAAATTAGATAAAATTGAAGATTCTTCTTTAATTGATGTAGATCCTAAAGAAGCTTATAAAAAATATCAAAACAATAGAGACTATTTAGTTTTTTATATAGTAGACAACGAAAAAGAAAATGAATACAGCAAAGGTTCATTTACATCATTAATAAAACCAGGTATTTTAGCTTTAACCAGAGGAAAAGACTTTTTATCAGTTCAATATGTTCAATCTAGAAATAGATCAGTTGATCGTACTTTAGGAAAAGATGATGGTAATGCAATTGGTGGTAATAAAAGATATTCTGGATATGATGCATCGGGTATTTCTTCAGTTGTAAGAGCTTCTAAATTAGCAGACAGAGCAATTGTAATTGATATTGTTAATGGTGGCGAAACTTCAAAAGAAGAAAGAAACGAAAGAGCAAGAGCAAAAGAAGGAGCTTTAGCTTTTAAATCTGACGCAGACTTTAAGAAAGCTAACAAGGCAAGATACCAAGAAATCTTATCAACTAAAGCTTCTAAGTTACCTCTTGATAAAATGGTTAATGACGCTATTGATGATTTAGGAAATCAAATTAAAGATGGTCTTAAGGCTAATAAAAAGACAGAATACGGAGAGCTTAAAATTGGAGAAAATTCTAAAGGTAGAGCAGTTAAAATCACAGATGCTTCAAACCACATGGGTAGAATCTTATCTGATTATCAAAGATATGTTGAATACATGGTAAAAGCAGAAGAAGAAAAAGGTAGAGATTATTCATCAGGATATTACGAAAAGAATTCAAAACAATACGCTAAAGATATTAAAGATGCAGTTAAAAAAATACCTACGTTCGATTACGCTTGGTAATATGAAAACAATGTATACATCATTTAGCGAATTTTCAAGAGGGATTAAAGAAAACATTTCACCAGAAAGTATTGGAGGAATGGGAGATGTTATATTACCGAATGGTGATGAACTAGGTTCTGGCGATATTCCTTCTGAAGAAGATGATGAAAATAAAGAAAAAATAAATACAAAATCTATGGATTTTAATAGTTTTATAAACAAATCAACGGTTAGTAAATTAGTCATTGAGAAATCAGCAACAGATACTCTAGCGGATGATGTTTCTGGAGAATTATATATTGCAAAACTTAAAGGCAAGTCAGCTACTATTAAAGCAACGACTACGACAAAGACATGGGATGATGGAGTCCCGGTATTAAAGTATTTAGCAAGAGGTAAAAGTAAATCAATGTCTTTTGATTTATATCAAAGACCTTTTCAAGTGGTACACGACTATGCACATGGCTGGTGGTACTTCACAGATGGTGGAAAATGGTACGGATTGCACGTAAGCGACGGTTATAGTGAAGCTGCTGATTTACCATTCGATATGCAAATTCCAGAAAACAAAATACAAGAAGGTGTTATGTCTGACATTCACCAAATGATAGGTAATCATAAAACTTTTGATTCATTTCAAAAAGAATTCTTTAAAGAATATGGAGATAATAAAGCTATGAAAAAAACCAAAGACTTTTTAGAATGGCTAGAAGCTTTATATTCAGATTCACAATATGCAGTATCTGAGGCAAGACCAGGTACTTACACGTACCAAATGGATAGTGAAGGAAATACTAGAAAAGTATTACCGCCATATTATGGTAATTCAGAACTTCATGATAAATCAAAAGAACTATTTAAAAAACCATGGAAAAAGCTTAGTGATAAACAACAAGATGAAGTTTTAGCAGCCTTTGAAATAGTTGAAGCAAGATCAATTGCAAAAATACAAAAAGAATATGGAAGTGTAGTAACTGATATGAAAGATCTTGTTAAAGATTATGTAAAAATGTCAGATGATAATTCTGAAAAAGCTAAGACAAGACAATTACTTATAGATTTAACTTCTAAGAAAAAATCATTAATGTCAGAATTAGATGACGCAGTAGGTATCAAAGATTTAAATATTGAATTAGCAGAATCAGTAAATGAATCAATGAGTTCTTACTATTTCACGAGTCCTAGCGAATACGGTCAATTTGCAAATGAAGCACCTGCAAAGGGTGAAACTAAATATTTAGTAATGGCTACTAATAAAGCAAACTTTAATGGTCAAGAAATTAGACTAGAAGGTGGAGTTAGATTTGGTTCAACCTCTAAAAAAGAAATTTTAGGAGTTTTTGATAAAGAATCAGAAGCTTTAACATTTTATAAATCAGCTATGAAAAAACCAGAAGGAACATTTGTTTCTTTCTCAATGGGAACGGTTGTCGGTGAAACTAAATTTAGATCGCAATATACTGAAATTCAAGGATATTTAGCAACTGCAAAGGTAAAATAATAATTTCGCGTATCAACGAAACACGTCAACAATATACTGTTGAAACAATTTTAAAAGTCTCTGTATAATCTACAGAGACTTTTTTATTTAAATAGTATATGAAAATAGCTTTAATAGCGCACGACAACAAAAAAGCTGACATGGTCGCTTTTGTATCAAAAAGATTACCTTTCTTTAATAGAAAGGATATTACTATTGTAACCACTGGAACAACGGGAAAACACGTTATGCATGCTGGGATAGAAGACGTTATTAAAGTAAATTCAGGGCCACTTGGAGGAGATGCTCAGATAGCAGCAATGGTTACTGAAGGTGAAATAGATTTAGTTATCTTTTTAAGAGATCCATTAGGCAAACATCCACATGATGTTGATATCAGTATGTTAATGCGATTATGCGACGTTCATGATATACCTCTCGCAACAAATTATAGAACAGCAAGCTACTTAGTTAAATATTTAAAATCTTGTAAATAATGGAAATGTTTTTATTTAAACCGGATAATTATAAAGAATGGTCAGATAGCGCTATTAAAAAAATAATAAAAGTTGTAGATTCATGTATCAGTGATGACCATTTAGACTCTGCTAAACAAATGATAGATCATTTTATTTTAATGCTTGCCTTAAATGAAACTTACTCAGAAGAAACTGTACAAGATATATCAAAACAATTATATTTATATTTAAATATTAAAAAATCTAATATATGAGTTCTAAAACAAAAATAGGATTTACAGCAGGAAACTTTGATCTATTACACCCTGGCTATATTTATACATTTGAAACTGCAAAACAACACTGTGATCACTTCATAGTTTTTCTACAAATTGATCCATCTGAAACAAGATTCACGAAATATAAACCAGTAATACCTTTATATGAAAGATATAAAACTTTAATGGCAATACAATACGTTGATGAAGTTATAACATATCAAACAGAAGAAGATCTAATTAAATTAATAAAATTCTATAAACCTGATGTTAGAATATTAGGAGAAGACTATATTGGTAAAGGATTTACAGGAGATGATTTACCCCCTAAGGTAATTTATACAACGCGATCACATAACTGGTCAACTACTAAACTCAAGGATTTAATTACAATGCAAACTATTAAGCAAAATCCTGAAATAGTAGATAGAGCTAAGAATGAAAAAGAACAAACGTCTCACCAAAGATTAATGTTAGCAATTAGAGATCAAATTGCACAACATGCTGAAGGTAATTTAACTGAGGCACAATATAAATCAGCAATTAAAGAATTATTAGAAGAATCATGAGAATAATCGTAACAGGAGGACTTGGATTTATTGGATCATCTTTTGTAAATTTATTAAACAGAAGAATACCAAACGCTAAGATAGTTATTTTAGATAAAATGACGTACGCTGCTAATCCTAACAATATAATTAAACCAACAAGTATCATTAAAAAAGATATATGTGATGTGACTCCTGATGATTTAGGATCTTATGACTATATTGTACATTTCGCCGCAGAAAGCCACGTTGATAACTCTATTAAAAATGGAAGGCCATTTGTTAGAACTAATGTTGAAGGTACTTTTAACTTATTAGAGTGTGCAAGACAAAACCCTGATCTTAAAAAGTTTATTCATATTTCAACAGATGAGGTTTATGGAGATATGGCAGATATTGGATTACTAGCAGAAGCAAATGAAGCATATAGTTTATCAGCATCTTCATATTATTCAGCAACAAAAGCTTCAAGTGATTTATTAGTTGAAGCAGCGGGTAGAACCTTTGGTTTACCATATTTAATTACAAGAACTTGCAATAACTATGGAGAACATCAAAATGAAGAAAAATTCATTCCTAAAATAATGAAGTCAATTGCCAATGATTTAACAATACCAGTATATGGAGATGGTAAGCAAGTTAGAGAGTGGATTGATTGCGAAGACAACGTACAAATTATATATGAACTTATGTTATCAGATCTAGAAGGTGAGGTTTATAACATTGGCTCTGGAGAGAGATATGAAAACATAGAAATTATAAATATGATCGGAGAAATGTTAGGAAAAACTCCTAAGTTTGAATTTGTTAAAGACAGATTAGGGCATGATCGTAGATATGCAATAAACTCAACTCGAGTTAGAGAAATATTCTCAGATTGGGAAACTCTTTCATTTCAAGAGTTTTTATTAGAACAAGTAAATACATTAAAATTAAAACAAGAACAATTATGAACATTAAATTAATTAAAATGCTTAAGTCATCAGCAGAAGCTGATAAAGCAAAAGCTCTTTTATCCTTAGATTTATTAGGAAATAAAGGAACAGGTATTGGAGACCACTCAACTGGAGATTTTTATACTAACGCTGAAGAAGCACTGGCAATGTTAGTTGATGCAGATGATAGATTAGGGGCTATTGAAAAATACTTCCCAGCAGTTGAACAACTTTAAAAAAGTGAATATTTTTTAAAAATAAAGGCCCAAACATTTTTTTGTTTGGGTTTTTTTGTTTATATTAGTAGTATAATTATGGAAGAAAAAAGCAAAAAATTAAAAGAAGTAAACCTAACACTACAAGAGTGGTTAGACGCTTTACGTATGCCTACTCCCGTAAGAAATAAAAAAAAATACAGACGTACAAAGAAACATAAAAACAAAGGTGATGAGTAACAGAACATTTACATGGTGGAGACGCTTTCATTCTCCAATAAAGTTAAAGAAGAATCAAATGTGGAAAGGATATCCTCAATTACTACAGAGAATTGAATTTGGAGAATTTGAGTACTGTCATCTTTCTGAAGAATGTCTTTTAGAAGAAGAGCTATATAAACTTGAAGAAATAGAAATTCGTAAAGAACTTGTAAGATCTGACGAAGATGCAATACAAGAAAAATTATTTGATCGAAGAAAGCTTAAAAATAAAAGAGTAAAGCTTATGATGCAAGCTCATTTAAAAAAAGAACATGAAATATTAAAAAGTCTTAAGGAAAATCTATGTAAAGAATTTAATATGTCAAATGAATTTATAAATAACTTCTTTGATACCTTCGATGGAGACACACGTCAATTATATTACTGTTTAAGAGCAGTTGCTAATAAAAAACCTATTCCATCTAATATCGATATAGATAAATATCCTAGAGCGTTTGTACAGCAACCTAGACACGTGTTAAAACATGAACATCGTGGATTAAATAAAATATGGAAAAAAGTAGTAAAACAAAATAAAATTTGGAATGCGTATGGAATCACAGATTAAACCTTATTTAGTTTATTTTTATCCTTATGAGGATGATCGTTTTTTTGAAAAGTCAAAAAAGCCTCAAGACCATGTTTGTTGTGTAATGGCATCTAGTCAAAAAGAAGCCATGGCCAAAACAGAAATAATAGCCCAAAATAATGGGGTTAAGTTTGTTAAGTTTATGGGAATTGGAACAGGAAAAGAAGAGTGGGTAAACGAACATGAACCTCTTAGAGATTATGGAAGAGGACCAAGAAAATAAAATATATAAAAAAAATAAAAATTAAACAATGTCAACAAAACATCCCTGGGAATATAAACAAGAAGTTATAAAAGATAAAGCTAGTAAAGAAGAATTTCAAAAACTTATAGACAAAATTAAGAATAAAGAAGATCAACACAAGTCAGATATGTTTATAAAAAAAGGAACAAAATCCAAAACAAAAAAAACTCAATATCATTTCATTAATGGAATTCCACATAAGATGGTTGGTGGAAATTGGGTTCCTTTAACTAAAATGTAAACAAAACCGATTATCGAGATATAATACTTAAAATAAATTACATGAAGAGTATATTAGAAGAAGCAAATGACATTGTAAATAATAGAAGTGAAGAAGCAGATAGAAATTATGGTCCTTTTTCTGAAGGAATGGATCGAGCTGCTATGATATTTCAAGGAATGACCGGCCATCCCGTAACCGGCGCTGATATGTTTAAAGCATTAGTAGCACTTAAATTTTCTAGAGAAAGTTACAACCACAAAAGAGATAATTTATTAGACGCAGTCGCGTACATTCAAGGATTAGATAACTACGTTCAGGAGAACAATTCTAAAAACAATGAATGATAAAAGACCTAAAAACCCAATTAAAGTAACTCACCCTAAATATGGTACAGGAGAGGTTTACGAATATTTTGAATTTTACAATGAAGAATTTATGAATATAAAATTTGAAAAGTTAGATAAAGTAATGTACCTTAGTTCAGATTCTATAAAAAAAATATAAATGAAAGTAGCAATAACGTCAGTATTTTCAAACTTAACGTACAATAGTAAAAACCACAGAGGATTAGAGGTAACATACTTTAAAAAGCTTTTAGAAGAAAACAAATATGACGTTGATCTAATTGGTAAAAAAAATAGAAATACAGAAGAATTTGATTTCTATAAAAACTACGCTGACACTGATTGGAATTCTTATGAAGCAGTTTTTATTCAATTAAGTACTGCTAATTTCTTTGGCGGTGTTGTTGGAGAACATACTGAACCAATTGCAAGAGCCCTTGCAGGATATGGTGGTAAAATATATGTTTTAGTAAATGATCCTCGGATCGATTTCTTAAACCCAGTGGATAAGTTAAAAAGATTTAATCTACTTCAAGATCTTAGCTCAGAGTGGTCCGAGATCATTGAGGAAGCAACATATTTATTTCCAGGTAAAGACATTAGTAAATTCTTAGGAAGAACACCTAAAAATTGGCAAAAACTAGATTGGTTTACATATATGTTTAAGCACAGAATGGCTGATAAGTTAAATAATACAAAAACAACAAACGCACTTTTTGATTTTGATGCTCCTAAAAAAGAATGGGATGCCATTTACTATGGAGATAATCGAGCAGCCTTTAGAGAACAACAAGTTCGAAAGTATATGCCACATAGCGAAAAGAGTTTATTAGTAGGTTATAAAACTAAAAAAGTTCCAACGACCTTTGCAAAAAAGATGGAACACTCAGTTTTATTAGATACTATTTCAAAAAGTAAAGCAAGTTTAATATTAGGAGATGATGAACATTTAAATAATGTGACAACATTCCGCTTTTATGAAACTATGGCAAGTGATTGTTTGGCAGCGATCCAAATCGAATACGATCCAGAAATGGAATTAATACAAGACCCTGTATTGCGTGATCAATTATATGTAAAATCGTCAAAGGATGTTGAGAAATTAGTAGCATCTTATTCGGATGATTTAATTGCAAGACAGAAGAAAGAATTAAGAAACATATTTAACAGATTAGATATAACCTTTAAAATAAACAAGTAATGGCAAACATAGATAACGAATGTAAAGACTTAGAAGTAAAAGACTTTTATGATCAGTCAAACACACACTTAGCAGATATCATGGAAAACCAAAAAAAGATGCAAGAGCAGACTTATGGTTTTAACTTTGATGATATGACAATTAGAGAAATTATGGATTTCTGGCACTGTAATACACATGCAGTTGTTGATGAAATTCACGAAATGACCGATGCTCTTGGTGGTATTAAAGATGGTTCTGGAAATGCAGTATGGAAATACTGGAAAAAAGACTTTACAAAATACGATACATTAAAGATTTCTGACATGTCTGAAGGAGACAAAAAAGAATTGTATATGGAATGGGTAGATATTCTACACTTCTTTATTAATTACGCCGCTTCAATCGGGCTAGATGCTAAAACAGCATATAACTATTATTTCGCAAAAGCAGAAGAAAATGTTAACCGTCAGAAAAATAACTATTAATGATATTAGATATCGAACAAAGAGATAGGGATGTCATTGTTTCCTATTACGATACTGAAGGTAAAGTAGCATATAAACAATATCCAATTGCTCAATTCCAGAATTGGTATATATGTGATGAAAAAGAAAAAGGAGTTAGTACTGAATTTAAAAACTGGGATGGAAGGCCTGTTAAATTAGGAAACGCTAGACAATTCAATAAATTTTCATTAAATTATTTTATAGACGGATTACCTGAAAAAGATAAAGAAGAAATTTTAGCATATAATATGCCTAAAACCTATTTTGTCGATATTGAAACCGAAATTGTAGATGGATTTCCTAAAGCTGAAGAAGCTAAAAGTAGAATTTTATCATTCTCAATTATTACACCAGAACGTAAAGCAATTGTATTAGGACTGGAAGATATGGCTCCTGATAAAATTAAAAAGATCAATGATGATACTAATGAGTATTTCAAAGACTTTGATCAGGATTGGGAATTTAAGTATCATAAGTTTAATACAGAATATGATATGGTATATACTTTTTTAATGAAGTTTTTACCTAAATTTCCAATGATGACTGGCTGGAACTTCATAAACTATGACTGGCAATATATCGTAAATAGATGTAAAAGATTACAAATAGATGTTGCTGAGGTAGGTATGACTAAGAAGGTTGATAGAAACGATTCTAGACCTTTACATATTGGTATTTTAGATTACATGCAGTTATATGATAAATATGATCGTAGTGTGAAAGTAAAAGAATCTAATGCACTTGATTATGTTTCTGGTCAAGTATTAAACGTAAAGAAGATTAAATACTCAGGCTCATTACAGGATTTATATAGAGATAATTTCGTTAAATACATTTATTATAACGTGGTCGATTCAGTGCTGGTATACTATATTGATCAAAAGTTAAAATCAATGGAAGTTCTTTTAACTCTTGCAAATATAACAAGAATGCCGCTATATAAAGCAGCTTCTCCAGTGGCAGTCACAGAATCTTTAATGGCAAGAAAGTTAGCAGAACAAGGAATGCGAATAGGAACTGAAAGAAGAGAAGATAGTGAAAAGAATTCTCAATACGCCGGAGCATTTGTTAAAGAACCTATTGTTGGATATTATGAAGGTGTAAGTGCATTTGACTTTGCTTCCCTATACCCATCTATAATGAGACAATTTAATATTTCGCCAGATGCTTATATAGAGCAGGTATATAAGACTGAGGTTGCGGAAAGACGTAAAGACAAAGACGTTATTGTTTGTGATAATGGTGTAGTTTATAAAAAAGATGATAGTATTCTTAAAAAGATATTAACAGATTTATATTCTCAGAGGAAACAATATAAAAAAATGTCGTATGATTATTTTACTAAGGCTGATCAACTTAAAAAAAGATTAAGATAATATAATTATCAACAAGCCCTGCAGACTCTATGTAAATAGATATATAAAATCTATTATCATAGATATGAAGGCCTAACAAGGCCTTTATTAGTCTAAATCAGTAAGCAAAAAAAAATAAAAAAATGGAAAATTCAAATTTATTTATAGAGAGAGTAGAGTTCAAACCGTTTGAATATCCTGAATATTATACGGAAGGTTGGTTAAAACAAGCGCAAGCTTTTTGGCTACACACTGAAATATCAATGCAAGGAGATGTTAAAGATTGGAACGAAAAGTTAACAAAAGGAGAAAAGAATTTAGTTGGGAATATTCTTTTAGGCTTTGCTCAAACAGAATGTGCAGTGAGCGATTATTGGACAACAATGGTAACCAAATGGTTTCCTAAACATGAAATTAAACAAATGGCAATGATGTTTGGTTCTCAAGAAACTATTCACGCAACAGCATACTCTTATTTAAATGAAACATTAGGTTTAGAAGATTTTGCTGCGTTTTTACACGAACCTGCTATTTCAGAAAAATTTGAATTATTAACTTCTACATCAGCCGATTATACACACACTAACTTAGCAGAAGATGATAAAGCACGTAAAGAAGTTGCTAGATCACTTGCTATTTTTTCAGCTTTCGCTGAAGGAGTTTCACTATACAGTTCTTTCGCTGTTTTATATAGTTTTCAAATGAGAAACTTATTAAAAGGTATTGGACAACAAATGAAATGGTCTGTAAGAGATGAATCTCTACATTCTAAAATGGGATGTCAATTATTTAAACAAATGGCAACTGAATATCCTGAGTTACAGGAGGATGTAAAAGAAGATGTTCTTAAAGCAGCTAAATTAATGGTTGAAATGGAACACAAATTCATAGACATGATATTTGAACAAGGAGATCTTGAGAATCTTAAAGCAAATGATCTAAAGCAATTTATTATAAAAAGAGCTAATGAAAAGATTGCAGAATTAGGATATACAAAAGGTCCTTTTATGGAATATGATGAAGATGCTGCAGCAGAATTAGATTGGTTCTATCACTTAACAGGTGGAACAACACATACTGATTTCTTTGCAACAAGATCTACAGATTATTCTAAAGCAGGTGAAGATGAAAACTGGGACGAAGACGAATTATTTTAAAAAGACTAAAACAATATAAAAATGAGTAGCGAAAAAACAAATTATGGAGAATCACAAGGTTGGGAACTTGGTGTTGATTTTCCAACATGGGCAAACACAGAAATTTACGTAAAAACAATAAGCAACGGATATTTATTAGAAGGAGAAACGCCTAAAGACGCATATTGGAGAGTTGCAACAACAGTTGCTAAAAGGTTACAAAAACCTGAAATGGCTTCTAAATTTTATGATTATATTTGGAGAGGTTGGTTAAATTTAGCTAGCCCAGTATTATCAAATACTGGAACTGAAAGAGGATTACCAATATCTTGTTTTGGTATCGATGTTGCCGATTCAATTCATGACATTGGTGCAAAGAATCTAGAGATGATGTTGTTAGCAAAACACGGAGGTGGAGTTGGTATTGGTATAAATCAAATTAGACCAGCAGGTGCAACTATACGAGGAAATGGAACATCAGACGGTGTAGTTCCTTTTTGTAAAGTATATGACTCAACTATTCTCGCAACTAACCAAGGTTCAGTTAGAAGAGGAGCTGCATCAGTTAATATAGATATTGAACATAAAGATTTTTGGGAATGGTTAGAAATTAGAGAACCTAAGGGAGATGTTAATAGACAATCTTTAAATCTTCATCAATGCGTTGTTGTTTCTGATGGTTTCATGCAAAAAGTAAAAGAAGGAGATAAAGAAGCAAGAAAAAGATGGACGGCAGTTATTAGAAAAAGAAGAGCAACTGGAGAACCATATATAATGTTTAAAGGAAATATTAACAGAATGAATCCAGACGCATATAAGCAAAATGGATTAAAAGTTTACATGACTAATATTTGTTCTGAAATTACACTACACACGGACGAAAACCATTCTTTTGTATGTTGCCTTTCATCTGTTAATTTATCAAGATATGATGAATGGAAAGATACTGATTTAATATACACTGCAACTTGGTTTTTAGATGGAGTATTAGAAGAATTTATTCAAAAAGCAAAATATATGCGTGGATTTGAAAACTCAATTCGTTCCGCTGAAAAAGGTAGAGCATTAGGATTAGGAGTTCTTGGATGGCATACATATTTACAAGATAGAAATATTCCATTTGAAGGTTTAACTGCACAATTTGAAACTCGTAAGATTTTTTCACAAATCAAGATTGAATCTGAAAGAGCATCAAGAGATATGGCAACTGAAATGGGAGAACCTCTATGGTGTGTTGGGACTGGAATGAGAAACACACACTTAAGGGCTATTGCACCTACAGTTTCTAATTCTAAATTAGCTGGAAACGTTTCCCCAGGTATTGAACCTTGGGCAGCAAATGTATTCACAGAACAAACTGCTAAAGGAACTTTTATTAGAAAGAATCAAACTTTAGAAAAATGCCTTGATAGTATTGGTAAAAATACAAAAAAGACATGGGATCAAATTTTAAAAGATGGAGGATCAGTTCAAGGACTTGATTGGATAGATAATTACTCAGTACATATTGGTTCAAAAATAAATTTAGAATCAGGTTTAGGAAAACCTTTAACTAAAAAAGAAATTGAAAAAGAACCTCTTGAAAAACAAGGAGATTATATCCCTATGAAAGATGTTTTTAAAACATTTAAAGAAATTAATCAATTAGAGCTTGTAAGACAAGGTGGAATAAGACAACAATATGTCGATCAGGCTGTTTCATTAAATTTAGCATTTCCTACGGAAGCAGAACCTAAGTTTATTAATCAAGTTCATTTAGAAGCATACGAACAGGGTATTAAAACTTTGTATTATATGAGAACTGAATCAGTATTAAGAGGAGATATTGCGCAATCAGCAATAGACCCAGATTGTTTAAGCTGTGACGGATAAAAAACTGAAATAGCCAACCTGAAATATGGTTGGATTTTAGGACCGTTTTAGTTAACGGCACGGGGTAAGAAAAAGTTCGCTACTATTCTTACCCCATTTTTATTAGATATATAGATTAACAAATTAATAAAAACAATTTAAAAATGGCAAAAGTATTTTACGTGATTAATCACAACGAAGGCGAAGGAGGAGTAGATTTCTTCAAAACAGAAAAAGAAGCATTAGCTTATGGAAAAGAACAATTCGAACAATTCGAAATGGGTAAAGAAGTAGAAGATGAAGATGGATGGGTATACATTGGAGACGCATTAACATTTAAAAAAGGAATCTTATTTTCATATGAAGAAGACGGTACTAAGTTACAAGCAATTGAAGATGCTGATGCAAGACAATATGCTGAAGATCTAGAAGAAATGGGTTCTGCTGTATTCTTTGAAGGTTTTGTAAAAGGAATGTATTGTTTATTAGGTTACGATGTTAAAGGTAAAGGTATAAAATGGAGTTATACAGGTGATGGTATTAATGAAAATGAAGTTAAGAGTTCATTCAAATACGTGCACACCTTTGAATCATTTACTAACACCTATAAAAAATAAATAAAATTATTAAATTTTAATATTTTACCGCCAAACTACACTAAACCAGGACTTCAATCCTGGTTTTTTTATTTTTGAAACTTTTTACTTATTTTGCTTATAATACTCAAATAAGTTACTAAAAAATAAATATCATGAAAATTACAATTAACAAAGTTGATCAAACTAATTTTATCAACTTCATCAATAGACTTAAAGTTATCGATACTTTCGTTTATTTCAAGATTAAAAATGGTGTAGTTCAGGCTTCGGCTTATTTACCTCAAAGAGATGCGGTAAAACACCACAGATTACCAATCGGTCAAGTTTTTCAAGTTGAAGAAGATTCAATATCAACAGATAAAGAACTTAAAGTTGCTTTCTTTGATGCTCAAAAATTAACAGATGCTTTTAAGCAATTTGAGTATGATTCTATTCAAGGTGAATTAGAGTTTATTGAAAATGAAGATGACTTTGTTGCAACTAGCTTTAGAATCTATAATGATGAGCTTGAAATTACTTTAGCATGTTCAGAGCCTTCTTTAGGATATAAAGATCTTACAGATGCTCAGATTCAAACTATCTTTAACGTAGAAGATGCAAATTATAAATTTGACATGGATTACACTACGTTAAATAAAGTAAGATCTCTATTTGGATTAGATAAAGAAGAAACTTTTTCTATTGAAGCGAATGGAAAAGGTGTTAAGCTAACTGGAAACACATACAATATGCTAGTGACTCCTGATTATGATGGAGATTCTTCAGGTAAAGTTACATTATTCAAAAAATATTTAAATCTTTTAGACAAAGAAGATTATACAGCAAACGTATTAGATAATAGAGTTGTTTTAAAATCTAACGATTCTGAAACATTATTAACTATTGCAACATGTTCAACTGCTGAATAATATTAAATGATAGAGATACAGGAACTTATTGATAAACCAGAAAGCGAGCTTAGTGTTCAAGAAACTGAAACATTGATTGATCATTATCAAACAATGTCTGCAAAATACACAGCGTACGAACAGGCAGTTAAAGTAACACTAAACTCGATTTATGGTGCCTTTGGTAATAAATGGTTTCACTTTTTCGATATTGAAATAGCAGAATCAATTACATTACAAGGCCAAAGTGCCATTCTATATTCTGAAAAAATATTAAATAAATATTTTCAAGAATTTTGGCCAAAAGATACAGTAGTTCATGAACACTTTAATATTAGTATTAAAAATAAATTAGTAAGACCATCCGTAGTTTATATTGACACAGATTCTTGCTATGTTCAGTTTGAAGAAATGTATGAGTCTATTGAATGGTTAGGAGAATCAAAACCTCCTATTGATAAGTTTATTATGGATTTATATACGTTTAGACTTAGAGATTATATTACAAAATGTATGCAAAAATATGCAGATGTTACTAATACAAAAAACTTTTTATTCTTTGAATTAGAATCAATTGCATATTCAGGTATATGGTTAGCAAAAAAGAAATATTTACAAAATATTGCATGGGAAGATCGATTAGACGTTTCTGATAGATATGATTCTCTTAAAAAAATTAAAACAATTGGTTTTGATACAATCCAATCTTCAACACCGGCACTTGCACGTAAACATCTAACTGATGCTTTAAAAATAGTTCTTTCTGAAAAACCAACAGCAGATCTTCTTAAAAAGCTAGTAGATTATTTAAAGAAAGGTAAGAAAGAATTTAAATTAGCAGATATAGACCAAATAGCATTTAATAAAAGAACAAATAATATTGAAAAATATATCGTAGATGATACTATTGAATTTCAAATAGGTTTAAAGTGTCCACCTAATGTTAAAGCAGCAGGATTTTATAATTTCTTAATGAATCAATCTCCTAAATATAAAAACAAATATAAAATGATAGGTAATGGTGAGAAATTAAAGTTATATCACTGTAAGCATTTATCGTGCGATATGTTTGCTTATTTACCAGGAGATCATCCTTATGAAATTGCGCCTGAGGTTGATTATGAACTACAATTTGAAAAAAGCGTAATAGACCCTTTAAATAGAGTATTGAAGGCAGTAGGTCTTCAGACTTTAAACAGAAATTTAATTTATTCAACATCATTATTTTAATATGAAACATCAAGCAAACTTTTACGAGACTATCGCTAGCATTACGAAAAACACTCCAAACAATATGGAGTTGGGTACTTCTATAAGATCTTTAATTAATAAAATTGAAGACTCAAAAAAGAAAGAAGCGATTAAAGACCCTAATCAAGTAACAATATTTCAAGATTTAGAAAATTATGGATCCTAAAAAATTAACAGAAAATTTAACGACAGAACAGTTAAAACAAGTACAAGAGTATCAGAAACTCCACATGAGGCTTAAAATTTTAAAAGCTCAAATGGCAGAAATTCAAGATGAAACGCATGACTTAATTGAAACTCTTGATAAAATGCGTATAAAAGATAATAAAAATAAAAACAATGGCTAAAAAAGATTTTACATTCGATGATTTAAATAAAGAACTAGCGGAATTAAATCCACTAGGTTCTGTTATGGATCAATCTAATTTTAGTGAAGTTACTGAATGGATTCATACAGGAAACTATCACCTAAATGCATGTGTTAGTGGTTCTCTATTTGGAGGATGGCCTAACAATAGATCAAGTTCAGTTGCAGGTCCTTCAGGAACTGGTAAAACATTCCTTACATTAAACTCAGTTAGAGAAGCAATTAACATGGGATATAATGTAATATACTATGATAGTGAAGCAGCTGTAGATAAAGAACAAATGATTAAATTTGGTATTGATATTACTAAAGTAAATTATCAACCAATGAATACTGTTCAAGATTTTAGAACTTCTATTACAACAATTACTCAAAAGATGCAAGAAATCAAAAGAAAAGGTGGAGAAATACCTAAGCTTATGATTATTCTTGATTCTGCCGGTAATTTAGCAACAGCTAAAGAAATCGCAGATGCTGCATCAGGTAGTGAAAAATCAGATATGACACGTTCTAAAATTCTTAAGTCTATCTTTAGAATTATTATGACACCATTAGCTGATTTAAAGATTCCATTTATATTTACAAACCACACATATCAATCTCAATCTTTTATTCCAATGCAAATCGCAGGAGGAGGAACAGGTCCAGAGTATGCTGCATCTATTGTATTGATGTTGAACAAAGCACAGTTAAAAGACGGAGCAGATAAAGTAGGTATTATTGTAACTGCAAAACCTTCAAAAAATAGATTTGCAAAACCAACACCTATTAAATTTCATCTAAACTTTAGTGAAGGTATGAATCCATACGTTGGATTAGAGCAATATGCAACTTGGGATATTTGTGGAATAACAAGAGGAACTATTGAGAAAGGAAAGAAAGTTCCTAAAGCAACTGCAAGAGGCTGGATTTGTGAGCACTTAGATTATGCAGTTCCTAACAAAGAATTCTTCACAGAAAAAGTATTTACTCAAGAAGTTCTTGAAAGAATTGAAGAACATATCCAACCTATATTTAACTATAACTCAGAAGCGGCAAGTTTAGATGTAGAAGAAATGTTACAAGAGGATTAATGAAAGCTAACGTTCATAAAATATTAGAAGATAAATTGCCTATAAAATATATTTTAGGCATTCAGGATAAACTCGAAGCGTTTCCTGATGCTTTCGATATTTTATACATATTTATTAACGAAGCGGTTAGACGTCCCGATAGACAAAAGGAAACATTCACGAAGCATGCTTTGATGAAATACCATTCTAAAGGTAATCATGAGAACGCAGAAGAAGGTCTTAAAAGAGGAATTCAATTAGGACTTTTAGAGCAAATTAAATTTGAAAAAGGAAAAGAAACTTACGAAATAAAAATAAACCCATATATATGATAGCAGTATTTGACGATTTTATACAAGATCAAGATTTATTAAACACAATAGCAAGAGAAGGAGAATCATTTTTTGTACCTACTGGAGACTATAAATACTGGAAAGGATGGTGGTCTAAAGACGCCGTTAATACAAAACAAAGATTAGCCCAATATATTTGGGGTGATAACTTTCCGCTTAAACTAAACTTAGAGGTTGACGGTTTTGAATATTGGACTGGTCTACAAACAGCCCTTGAAGATGGTAGAAGAAATTATTTAGAAATGCATTACGATGATGATGTTCATTTAAGAGAAAAAACAGGAGAAAGAATGTTTCCAATACTAGGATGTGTATATTACCCTCCAGGATTTGATTTTAAAGGAGGAGATCTATTGGTATATACTGATGGAGAAAGCAACACACCTGATCGTATTAAAACAAGACCAAATAGATTAGTAATTTTTAATCCAGGTGAGGTAGCACATTGTGTTGATACTGTAACTGAAGGAGTAAGAGGAGCAATTGCGATTAATATATGGGGACAAGAGCCGTGGTCAGTAGGTCAAGGATTTATTGGTGTAGAATAAAAGAAACAAATCAGTAAATTACACTATAACCTATATAAAAATAAACACGTATGAAATTCGGCGAAAATTTTGAAAAAATATTCTTTAAATTATCACTTTCTAAACCAAAATATTTAGATAAAATACAAAAGGGATTTTATGAATCTGATGAAATAGATATTTTACACGCTATAGCTAAGAAATTTCATAATAAATTCCACGAGTGTCCATCATTAGATCAGATGACATTACTTATATCTGATTCTAAATTTAAAAATAGAGTTGATGTTGATTTAATAGAAATAATATACTCTGTTGATTTAGCAGAATACGACGAAGAATGGTTAACATCAACTGCAGAATCTTGGATTAAATGGCGTAATTTTGATAATACTCTTATTGATACTATCGAATACGTTAAAACAACTGAAGTTACTCCTGAAAATGTAGACAGTATAGTTTCTAAAGTAAAAGGACTTATAAACGATAGAAATGCTATTGTATTTAATTCTGATTTAGGATTAGATTTCTTTAATCCGGATGATCACTGGGATGAAGAAAGACAGAAAGTAAGTAGCGGTTATCACTTCTTAGATAGAGTTTTAAACGGTGGTTATGATAAAGATGGTTCTTTAGTTGTTTATGTTGGAGAACAAAATATCGGTAAATCTATATTCCTAGCGAATGATGCTGCGAGTTTTGTAAAGATGGGAGTAAATACCGCGTTTGTTTCAGCGGAAATGGCAGCTCATAAAGTAATGAAACGTATTGGAGCTAATCTTCTTACTATTGAAATGAATGATTACGATGAGAAAGCTAAAAATAGAGATCTCATGAAGCGTAAGATTGAAACAGTTGGTGATGGTTTAACTCCACCTGGTCAATTATTTGTAAGACAATTTCCAACGTCACAGGCAACAGTACCAGATATTGAAGCATATTTAAAACAAATAGAAGAAGAAAGAAAAATAAAATTAGGCTGTGTTGTTATTGATTACATTAACATCTTAGCAAATTACAGAAATCTAAATTCAGAAAACATGTACTTAAAGATTAAGCAAATCGCTGAAGATTTAAGAGCAATGGGAGTACGTAATGGATGGTTAATTGTAACAGCGACTCAGATTAATAGAAATAATTATAATTCCAGTGATATTGGAATGGGAGACGTTGCAGAATCTGCAGGTCTTTCACACACTGCTGATATGATGCTTGGTATTATCCAAGACGATTTAATGCGAGCAAGCCAAGAATATTGGCTTAAAATCCTGAAAATCAGGGACGGTGAAGGTAAAGGAACTAAATGTAAACTTCATATTAATTATGGTTATATGAGACTTACTGAAACCGACGAGGTAACTAATTCAAACATACACAGTTTATAATGGGAAGAACTAAAAGAGATAAAATATTCGACAATACGTTTGAAGAAACGGAATATGAATTTGACACTTCAATGACTTTTAATCTAGCACCACACATGGTAGATAATAGATCAGAGGAAGATAAAATTGAAACTAGAATTATTGCCGATACTATTCATGAGTTAATAATCAAATCTAGATTTAAACACTTTAACAATATTGATGAATTTCAACAAACAGTTAAATTAAAAAAGATAGACATCAACGAAGTATATGGATATATTAGTGATGAAACAAGAGATACACACTCTTTAATAGAGGTTTTCTCAGAGCTATGCGATTATTTTAACATTAATCCTAATAGATTTTACCAATCTCTTGGTAATAAATTTAAAGAAGAACTAATTGAACAATTAGACGAAAGAACTAATATTTTACAAAGAAAAAACATAAATAGATTATTCTAATATGATTGACCCTAAAATCTTAAACAAACCCGTTAAAAGGATTTGGATATTAGGAGATATGCACTTAGGTGTTCGCTCTAATTCTATGGAGTGGCTCGATATTCAAAAAGACTTTTATGAAAATGTATTTATACCTACTTTAAAAGAAAATGTAAAGGAAGGAGATATATTAGTTCAAGTTGGAGACGCGTTTGACAATCGTCAAAGTATAAATTTAAAGGTATTAAATTATGCTGTTGATTTTTTTGAAAGAGTTGGAGAAATTCTACCAACCCATGTGATATGTGGAAATCATGATATATGGGCAAAGAAGAGCAATGAAGTAACTTCAATTGATAGTTTAAAATGGATTCCAAATGTAGCAATATATAAAGAACCTAAAGAGTTTAAATGGGCTAATAAAAAAGTTTTATTAATGCCATGGAGAAGAGACACAGAACATGAAGTAGAAACTCTAGCAAAATATCCACATACAAATATAGTTTTTTGTCACTCTGAAGTTAGAGGTATTAAATTAAATTCTAAAGTAACAAATCATCACGGAGTTGAAGCAAATTCTTATGATAATTATGAAGCGGTTTTTTCAGGTCATATACACTATAGACAACGTAAAGGTAAATTAAGAATGGTTGGCGTTCCATATCAATTAACTAGATCTGATGCAAACAACGAAAAAGGATTTGACCTCGTTGATTTAAGTGACATGAGCGAGACTTTCTTTGAAAATACTAGATCACCTAAATTTATTAAGAAGTATCTTACAAGTCTATATAATGTACCTTTAGGTGAATTTAAAAATGAGATTGAAAATAATTTTGTAGATCTATTTGTTCCATCTTATATCGCAGCATCTAATTCTTTATCTAAATTAATTAATAAAATACAAGAAGGTGCTCGTAAAATAGAACCAAACATATATGAACAAGATACGTTTATAGATAAAGACATGTATGACATGGATGAGATCGAAGATATGTATAAAAATTACAACATTTTACATTTGTGTAATATGTATATCGACGGAATGACTCATGATGATGAAACAAAATTACAGATCAAAGATAGAATAAAGAAGCTGCATGATTTATGTGCGTATAATTACGATAACGACAAATGAGAATCCAATCTATAGAATTTAAGAATTTTGCAAGTTATGGAAATTCAATTCAACGTTTAGAATTTGAAGATGAATCTTCAGAGTTATTTTTAACACTAGGTAAAAATGGCCACGGTAAAACTACTATTGCGAATGCGATTGTTTTTGCGTTATATGGTAAAGTCGAAGGAGTTAAAATGGCAGATCTGCCAAATAGAATTAATAAAGAACTTTGGGTAAAGGTTAATTTATTATGTGGAACTAATGAAGTTTCAATAGAAAGAGGATTAGCTCCTAATAAATTTGAAGTTAAATTAAATGGAGTTGAATTTGATAAAGCTGGTAAAAGATCAGTTCAAGAATATTTAGAAGAAGAAATATTTGGAATTCCATACCATGTATTTAAAAATATTATCATATTGTCAGTTAATGATTTTAAATCTTTTTTAACAATGACAAATAATGATAAAAAGCAAATCATAGATAGAATGTTTGGATTTTCTATTCTTAATGATATGCAACGTCAAATCAAAGAACAGCGTAAAAGTTTAAAAGTTGAATTAGATGTTTATGATAGAGAATTAAAACAATTAACTGAAAATATTACTTCAGTTAATATGAAACTTAATGAAATGCTAGCTGAATCTAATAAAAAAGATAAAGCTAAAATTCAAGAATTAAAAAATACTCTAAAAAAATATGGAGATAATAAAGATAAATTAGTTGATGCACAAACTAAAATATCAAACTCTATTAAGGATTTAAATTTAGTAAATCAAAGCGCTACTCAAGATAAATCAGATCTTGAATATGAATTAAAAGAACTTAAAAAGAAATTAAGCCTTTATGAAAGTAATTCATGTCCAACTTGTACGGCTCCTTTAACTTCTGATTTTCATGAAGATAGAAAAAAAGAATTAGAAGCTTTAATATCAGATTTACCTAATAAAATTGCAGATGCCAATAAAGATGTTTTAGATATTAAAGATAAAATATTTTTAATGAATCAAAAAAACGATCAGGTTCGAGAAAAAGTTGCTTCAATAAATACAAATATATTAAATCTCAAAAAAGAGTTAATTACTATTAAAGATTCTATTGACAGTGAGGGTAATTTTCCACACATGAAAGAATTAATTAAAGGGTTTGAATCTCAAGAATCTGAAAAAACAACATCACAGTCTAAAGTTAATAGTGATTATTATTTTTTAGAAAATATAGAAGAAATATTAGGTGAAGATGGTGTAAAAAACTTGGCAATTCAAACAATATTACCAGGGCTAAATACAAACATAGCGGCAATGGCCCAAACAATGCACCTTCCGTTTCATATTAGATTCAACGATAAGTTTGATTGTATTATAAATCACTTAGGAGAAGACATCAACCCACTAACATTATCGACAGGCGAGCGTAAAAAAGCAGACTTTATTGTTATTATTGCAATCATTAAAATATTAAAATTAAGATTTCCACAATTAAATCTGTTATTCTTAGATGAATTATTAAGTTCAGTAGATGCAGATGGGGTTCATAATATTCTTAAAATATTAAGTCAAGTAATCAAAGAGAGCAAGATTAATACATTTGTAATTAATCACTCAGTTCTTCCACATGAATTATTTGATAAAAAAATACAAATATATAGAGAAAATGGCTTCTCTAAATTTGAGATAGAAGCTATAGAATAAAAATTAATATGGCTTCATACAATTTAAAATACAATTCAGACGACAGTGTCGTTAGACATTTAATCATAGGCTTATTAGCAGACTTAAATAATAAGCTATATTTCTACAGACAAGTAGATTCAAATACCCGTAAGGCAATTGATGTTCCTTTTTATTATTCAATAACAGGGGATGATCAATTTTTAAGAGATAATTTTTTATTTTCTACAGCGTCTGGACCTGATTGTCACCCTGATGTAGGGTTTGCCGATGGTAATTATGATGTTGTTCCAAGAGGAGTTGCAAGAGTAACGGGAATGGCTATTGATTCAGGCAGTTTAGTAAATAAACGTAATGTTGGAAGCTATACTAAAATGAATAGCGAAGGCGCTATGGAAGGTTATCAATCTGAATTTGAAATGATTCCTATAGAGCTTTCATTTGATATTGAGATTTTAGTTAGCTCTACATTAGATGCTTTTAAAATAACTGAAATGATGGTTAAGACTTTATATAAGTCTAATACCTTTAATGTTGAGGTTGGTCATTTAGACGAGGCAACATATAGATTAAATTCATATTATGCAATTCCTGAAGATTTTGAAATACAAAATCCAATTGATTTTACTTTTGATGATAAAGATAAATATAAAATAACATTTCCAATCGTAGTAAATTCATTTATACCTGCTTTTGAATTTGATTCAGAAACGCATGTTGGTAATAGAATGTTTGAAATTGTATCTTCGGTAGTTTCAAAAGGAAGTTTAGAAGATGAAACAATAGCAACAAACAGAGGAGATACTACAATGGTTATAGATTCTACATTAACATCTAAGCCATCTCAAAATAATAGCAATTTTGCAGCAGACACTTCGTTTAACGCAAGTGATAGATACATTCCAAACGCTGGAAGTTCTAATTCAACACCATTGATTATTGACGCAAATCAACAACAATCACCGCTTGTTCTTTCCCCTGGAACAATAGGACAAGAATCGGTTATTATAGCAGCAAACGGTACTATTCAAATAGATACTTCTAATTTTGAAGGACCTCAGTCAATTGAGATTTTAGCAGGAGGAGCAATAAGTATTAAATATTATCAAGACTCTTGGTATGTTGTAGGGCATTCTAATAGTAATGTCACTTATTAAAAAACAAACAAGCGATGAAAACAAATATATTATCTCCATTTTTTAAAGACAAAAATTCTTCAACATTTTATATTAATGGTAGAACTTTTGAATTAAATAATAATATTCTAACAGAAACTGAACACATAAGTAATACTTTAAAAAATGCGATTAATGCATTTGAGTCGTTTGAATTTTTAACTAATAAAATAAACTGGTATAATGGATCTTCTCAATTTGAATATCTGATTAAAGAAAACATCTTTAAGGTCAATGGAATTGAAATAAATGGTTCTTTCACAAACCACGTTCTACAAGCAGGTTTAGTAAGGTATAATAATAAGAATAAATCTGATTTATTTGAATCTTTACCAAATTTAATTGAAAACTTTATAGTTTTAGATTTTGTAGCTTCATTTAATAATAAAAATATAAATGTTGATTTATTTAAAATAAACGAAAGTGTATATGTTTCTAGATTTAATTCAGAAACAAAAATTGCAAGATTTTTTAAAGCAGATTCTGCAAATACAGCACTTAATATAGTCTCTGAAGAAACTAAATTAGACGCATCTTCTTTTTTATTAGATTTATTAGAAGGAGAATCTAAAACAATAGCAGACATAAACGCAAAAATAGAATCATACGAAGATATAGTATCATTTTTAAAAGATCAAAGAGGTTTATTAGCAGAGGCTGATAAATCAATTTCTGAAATAAAAGCAGCTGATATACTTATTACAAAAGAAATATTAGATTGGAAAAATAAAATTGCAGAGTTAAAGAAGTAATTAAGAATTACATATTACTCTAATTAAGGGAACGAAAGTTCCCTTTTTTTATTAATAAACAAATTGCATTTTTACTGTATAACCTTTAAATAAATTAAATTATAAACAGTGCCACGTAAAAAGAACTACCTTAACAATAAAGATTTTCATGCAGAAATGAGTCTTTCAAAAGAACAAGACACACTTACTCCAACAGCAGAGAAGATGTTACTTCTACTTGCTGAAAAGGCAATAAATAAGATGCGATATGTTAACGAAGATGATAGACATGACTGTCTTCAATTTGCTATTTTAGACCTTCTTAAATATTGGAGAAACTTTAACCCTAAATATCCTAATGCATTTGCGTATTTTACAGAAATTGCAAAAAGAGGATACGCTAAAGGATGGAATAAAATTCATCCACAAAAATATAAAGGAACTATATCAATTGATGGATATGGATCTGATAAAGGAGGAGAACAGTCTGGAATCTATACAATATAACATGTCAATAAAGAATGTTAAACCAACTAAAAACTCAGGATTTAATCAAGGTTATTTTATCCCTAACTTTCCTGAGAAATATATCGGACCAACTCCGATTATATACAGAAGCTCATGGGAGCGCAAATTCTGTATTTGGTGTGACATGAATGATAAAGTATTAAATTGGTCAAGTGAGCCTGTTGAAATTAAATATTGGTCGAGACAAGATAATAAGGCACGTAAATATTATCCTGATTTTTATTTTAAACAAAAACAACAGGATAATTCTAATAAAGAATATTTAGTTGAAATTAAACCAAAGGCACAAATTCAAAAACCAGAACCTCCTAAGAAAAATTCAAAAAAAGCTATAAAATCTTATAAATTTCTGGCAGAGCAGTATGTTAAAAACATGGATAAATACAATGCTGCTAAAGAATATTGTGAAGGTCGTAACTGGAACTTTATAGTATTAACAGAAGACACTATATTAAATGGGCTACGTTAAAAAACAAATAAGAGAATTAACAAAAAGCGCTGGTAGTAAAAGAGCTGCCAGAAAGGCTGCTGAGAAATGGTTTAATGATGGTGTTAGTAATAAAAGTGTAAAAGAAGCAGCTTATGTTAGAAATAGATTTGAACCTGGAAAAATATACATATTTGAATATGACCCTATTACACCAGATCTCGAATTTTTCGACAAAAACCCAGTAGTACTCGCTTTAGAACAATTAGATAATAACAACGATTTAGGAGTTAATTTAAATTTATTACCAATTAGAGTTAAAGAAGATTTATTAGATGATCTATATAGCAGGGTACAAGGTCAAATAAAAAGTAATTCAACAGGTGTAAAATATTATAACGCAAAAACACAAGGAGGATTAAGAATAACGTACGACGGTATGAAATCGTATTTACAAAGATCCGGATGTGATTTTGCAATCAGACAATATAAACCAAGTAGAAAACAAAAACAAGCAGTTGTTAGTTATTCTAAATGGCCAGAGATAGCACTATGTGATTTTATTGATTTAAATGGTGTTACAATGAAACAAATTAGAAGATTGTTTTCTAAGAAATAAAAAAAGAATATATAAACAAAATTAATATTATATTATAATGGCAGGATTCGTAGATAGAAATGGACCATTAAGCTACAACAAGAAATCATTTACACTGAGAGATCAGCTAAAAAAGCTAAGCTCTTTTGGTATGTATTATGATGATTTAGTACTTAGGCAATCACAGGCAATAGGTCCGATTGAAGACGCAATAGGTTTTGGTCAAATAAACCAAATGGGAGTAGACTCAGATGATATGTATGGAGCGTTTGCAGCTCTTTCAATGTCTGATACAACAATGCGTAAGAATATACCGTTCTTCGATCAAAATTACGAAAGTAAGCGTAATGAATTAAGAGCATTTTCAACGTATGATGAAATCGAAGATATTTTAGATATTCTTTGTGATGAATCAGTTGTTTATGATAATAAAAACTTTTTTGCAACTCCTGAACTTATAGGAATGGATGTTAGTGAAGAAGTTGAAAAATATTTACAAAAAGCATATCGAGATATTTATCAATATTTTGGATTTAATCAAGACCAATCGGCATGGTACTTTTATAGAAAGTTCTTAGTTGATGGTTATCTTTCTTTTGAAATAGTTTATAACCCTGAGCAAACTCAAATTATTGGATTTAAAGAAATTGATCCTATAACATTAATTCCAGGATATAATAAAACGGATGGTAAGAAAGTATGGACTCAATTTAAAGACGATCCAGTTAAAGAGAGAGTTCTATATGACTCTCAGATCATTTATATTTCTTATTCATCAATTACCACAGCCTCGAGAGTAAGTTACTTAGAGAGACTTATAAGGTCATTTAATTTAATGAGAATTATGGAACACACTAGAGTAATCTGGGCTGTTACTAATTCTTCTTATAGAATGAAATTTATAATCCCAGTTGGTGGTAAATCTAAAACAAGAGCAAAACAATCACTTGCTCAGTTAATGAATAACTATAAAGAAGTTGTAGATTTTGATTGGGAATCTGGAAGTATGCATACTGACGGTAAACCAATGTTACAATTTAATAAAGAATATTGGTTACCTTCGAAAGATGGAGAACAGCCGGAGATTGAAACACTAGGAGGAGAAGGTCCTGAATTATCAGATACAGAGGCTCTTAAATATTTCTCAGATAAATTAAAAATGGTTTCTAAAATACCATTTAATAGATTCATGTATGAAGATGGTGGTGGAGATTTCAATTTAGCTGCCGATGGTATGATTAGAGATGAGATCAAGTTTGGTAAATTTATTAAACGTTTAAGATCTACATTCCAAGAAATTTTAGTTAAACCATTATACATTCAAATGTGTTTAAAATTTCCTGAATTTGAAAATGATGCATCGTTTAAAACACAAATATCTCTACAATTCCTTGAAGAGAATATGTTTGCTGAATTAAAACAAATGGAAATCATGGAACGTAGAGTAGAATTTATTAGTTCTGTAAAAGATTCTCTAGTTGAAACAAACCCAGAAACAATGGAAGAAGATTACTACTTTGATTCAGACTTCTTAGTTGATAGATATTTAAAACTAAGTCCAGATGATAAAGCAGCTAATGCAGCTTATAAAGCAAGAAAGGCTGCTAAAGATGCAGAAGAACCTGAAGTTGACCCAATGGACGCTGGAATGTAAAGAGGATATATAATAAAAATAAATTAATAAAATGAAAAAAGTAAGATTATACGAAGATTTTATAGCCGAAGACGCAAAAACGGTTACACCTGATTCTGATATTAAAATTGATGATTTTTCAACAGACGATGGGATTGAACTTAAATCTCAAGAAATTATCGGAGCAATAGTTAGTTCTGAGACTGAAAAGGAATTTAAAGAATATTTTTTCGATCAGTATGGTAATACAGCTTTTACTGAAGCAGATATGCAAAATTTAGTTGTAATGTATAACGAATATTTAGAAGAAATTACAGCGAAAGAAACTGAAGAGGAAGAAGAAGAGAAAAAAGAAGAAGAAGGTGGAGAGGAAGATCCTTTAGCAGATATTTAAAAAAATTAATTTTTTAAAAATCACACTTTTTAATAAAGATATATAATACAAATATAATAAAATAATAAAATGAGCAAAACTGACTTATTAATCTTAGAAAGATCTGCTTCGGGTTTAGAATTTAAAGAAGAAAACGGAGTATATGTATTAGAAGGAGTTTTTGGCGAATTAGATACGAAGAATAGAAACAACCGTATTTACACTGCTGAAGAGTATCTACCACAGATCGAATCATTACAAGATAAAATCAAAGCATCTAAACTTTTAGGTGAATTAGATCATCCACAAAATTTTGACGTTTCTTTAAAGAATGTATCACACATTATTGAAGAAATAACATACGATGAAGCAAATAAGCAAATTAAAGGACGTATTAGATTATTAGATACTGACGCTGGTCGTCAAGCTAAAGCACTTGTTGATGCTGGAGTACCACTTCAAATTTCTTCAAGAGCCGCTGGTGCTGTAGAATCTAATGGTAAAGTAAAGATCAAACAACTATTCACTTATGATTTAGTTGCAGATCCTGGATTTGAAAACGCAGAATTAAAGAGAGTTAACGAATCTTTTGGATTTGAAAACAACTCTGATATTTTAATCTATGAAATCGGTGGAAGCTCAAATTTAAACGAAGAAACAACAAAAATCGAAAATAAACAAACAGAAACAATGGCAGAATCTAAATTTATCACTGTTGAAGATTTTAATAAATACTCACAATATCTTTCTGAAGAAATGAAAAGTATTAAAGAATCTATGGCAGCTGCTAAAGAAAATGGCAATGATACAGAAATAGAAAATCTAAAAGAATATGCTGGATATTTAGCAGAAAAATTAGATCAGTCTATTAATACAGCCGAAGAATTAGCAACAAAAACGGATCAATCAATCCAATACACAGAAAGTATTGCAGAAAAATTAGATCAATCAATTCAATACTCTGAGCATATCGCTGAAGGTGTTGATTCAATTAAAGAGTACACTAACTACTTAGCAGAATCTTATAACGAAGGAGCAACAACTCACGAAGGTTTATTAAAGTATATCGACTATTTAAAAGAAAACTTAGAAAAAGTTACAGAATACGCAGAATACGTTGCTGAAACTGTAAATACCAATTTAATTTTAGAAGATGAAGCTGGTAAAGAAGTTGAAGAAATCGAAGATGAAAACGATGCAAAGGATGTTACTGAACCTACAGTTGATGCTGAAGAAAATGAATTAGAACATGGAGCTGAAGTTAAAGATGTTGAAAAAGATCTAGAACTTGAAGGTGAAGGAGACGCTGAAGGAGAGGAAATCTCAGAAGAAGCTGAAGCTGGTAAAGAAGTTGAAGAAATCGAAGACGAAAACGACGCTAAAGAAGTAGCAAACGACGTTGAAGAGCCAGAAAACGTAGAAGCTGATTTAGAGCTTGACGGTGAAGGAGATGCTGAAGGAGAAGAAATCTCAGAAGAAACTGAAGCAGTTGAAGAAACTGAAGCAGTTGAAGAAACTGAAGAAGTTGAAGAAACTAAAGCAGTTGAAGAAACTGAAGAAGTTGAAGAAACTGAAGAAGTTGAAGAAACTAAAGCGGTTGAAGAAACTGAAGAGGTAGAAGCAGTTGAAGAAACTGAAGAAGAAGATCAAGAATTCCATGAATCTACAGAAACTGAAGCAGTTAAAGAGGAAGAAGTTGAAGAGACTGAAGAAGTTGAAGAATCTAACGAGCTTCAAACTTACAAAAATGAAATAACTGAAAAGTTACAATCTTTAATTAATAAAACAACTGA